CAATATTTAATAGTGGAAAGTTTTTGTAAGTGTTGTTAACAGTAAAGCTACCAGCTGTTGCTACACTGATACTTGCTATGCCTTCACCACCGATCTTATCATCAGCTGTTGTGCTTGCGGAACCAATATTACGGTTACCAAAATATTTTTTGTTTAAAGGACGTCCCATTTTGTTTTCTCCTTAAGAAAGACAGCGTTCTAGGCTGTACGCGGTTGGATTTCCGCATAAAACTTACCCTGTGTAAGTCATACAATATATTTATCCGTTCGTAAGAAAGGGCTCCGAAGAGCCCTTTATAATTAACTACCTTACGGTAAGTTGATTAACTGAATACTGCGTTAGCAATAGTTACAGTACCTAGATAGTCAGCTGCATTACCTAGAGAAGAAGCAGTGTTGCTTAACTCTACATAACCATAACGTGTCATGAATGATACGACTGGTTCGAATGTGCTTGGATCTAGAACAACACCACTGCTCATCAATGGAATGTATGGGCAATAGAATGCTGCTGCGTCAGACTCGTTAGCACCTTTGTATCCGATCAACACTGGTGTTGTGTCAGATGCGCTATATGTGTTAACATAAATCTTCATAGCATTGTTCAATGTACCAACAAACTTAGTGTTTGTAGGTGCTTCGAATGTACCTTCTGTTGTACGAGCAAATGCGCTTGTAGTAGCAGATTGTAGGATTGTCAATGCTGTTGGTCCGATAACGGCCCAATTACCAGCGCCACGACGTGTGCGCTGAGCGATACGGTTAGCAACACGGTTGATCTGAACAGCTAAAGCAGCGTGTTCGTCACCAACGAATGTAGCAGTACCAGATACGGCAGCTTGGTCATACGCTGCTGTGTTCTGTGAACCAGCTAGTGTAGTCAAAGATGCAATGATCTCTTGGTCAATCTCAGCTGTGATCTCTTGTGCAAGAGCAGCCATGATTTCTGCTTCGATGTCAATACCTTGTTGGGCTTGTGCATCTTGAGCAGCTTCGAATGTCCAGCGAGCTGATAACTTACGTGTCTTAGCTTCAACTGTTTGTTTCAAGATCTGAATGCTCAAACGCTTACCAGCGGCACCTTCTAAGGATGCAGTTGATGCAGCAGTTACTGAACCATCAGTCTTACCAGCAGAATAGCCTTCTGCAATTTTGAATGGGCTTAGAGCTTCTTCACCAGCTGTAGCACCAGATGCGCCACCAAGTGAATCGCTATAGCGAACACGTAGTGTATGGATCTGACCAACTGGACCAGTCATTGGTTGTACACCGACCAACTCGTTAGCGATAACTGTTGGCATCACACGTCTGATTACTGGTAGAATGACGCGGTTTAATGTTGCGACGTTTCCGGCAGAAGTAGCACCTGTGCTAGCACTCTCAGCTAGATACTTGCGAGTATTTTCTAGCGTAGATGCCATTACAGCTCTCTTTGTGCCTTGAAGGCCTTCAAGAAGTGCTTCTTTTGTTTCTGCCCAACGGCCTGTTAGTAGTTCTGACATTTATTTTCTCCTAATTAATGTTTAATTCCAGCAAGACGACGCATGTTGAAAATGTTGCTTTCGTGCTCGCTGCTACCGACGCTGTGGGTTTCTTTGTTGCCTGTGACTTCTTTTGCCTCTACTAGTGCCTTCTTCTTCTGTGGAGCTTCGCCAGCAATGACTGCTGGAATGTACTTGTCAAAACTAGTACGTAGTTTTGCAGTCTGTACACTTTCAAGTAATTCTATCATAATAGCTTTTTGGGTATTAGCCAATGGTGCTACTAGTTCAGTCATAATTGATTGACGTTCTTTGCTCTCCATTAGAGCTTTAACTTGTGCTTCTTTGCTTTCTAGGACTTTAGTTGCGTGTGCTACAGCGTGATGAGCTTCGGCAACTTGTAAATCTTTCTTGTCTATGACTTTGAGCAATTTAGCTGTTTCTGATTTTTCGTTTAGATAACTGTTTTGATATTCGCTAGCGTATGCTTCGAACAACTTACGACCAAAGTCGTTGCGTCTTGCGGCTTCGATGTCTTCTTTCAATTGACCAATCTCTTTGTTTAGAGTCTTTTCAACTGTAGATTCGACAAGTTTAGCGGCACGGACAATAAATTGTTCCTTCATCTTAGCTAGAGCCTGACGGCCTTCGCGTACCAAACGTACCTTAGTTTTTGCAATGTCTTGCTTGTCTGTATGGAATTCTGCGATTTCTTGAGCCAATGCTTCTACTACAAACTTCTCAAGTGTGTGAAACTTAGAAGCCATTTGTACTTGATCTTCGTGTAATTCTTTAACTTCGCTAGCTAATTGACGAGTAACAAACTCTTTCATTAACTGTGCATCGTTATGCATTTTTACTGTATAACGTGCTTTAGCTTCTGCTAATTGATTACGATCTTCTACAAATTGTGAAATCTCTTCACGTAGTTGGTCTCCCAACATACGATCAATTGCTTCGACCATAACTTGTTTGTCATGTTCATAGCGTTGAGCGAATTCTTCACGTAGTTGTTGAGTAACTTGGGTGCGATTCTCGACGATGCGAGCTTCCCAGGCTTTCTCAATAGATTCTTGGATCTCTTCCGAAATCACATTATTTTCAAACAAATTCTTTAGTGCGTCCAACATGTGATTCTCCTCTTTATTGGAGTTTGCTTATTATACCTAATAAGCTCTCTTTGAGATATTTCTGTGCTTTAGGGTCACCTTTAACCTCTTGCGCTATGCGTAAGCTGTTATAACCACCGCGACTATTCATCAGGTGTTCATAAATTGGTGTAGGGTATGCGCCAGGGGCACTAGGTTGAGCTACCACATCAACTGTGATAATCTCAAAATCTGATACTTCACCGGAACTGCCATCACTGACATTCCCGGATCCGCGTGATGATACTCCTAACTTCACTCCACTTTCTAACATAGTTTTCACTAGTTGTCCCATGGGTGTTGGAAGGATTTTTAATTTTCCATAACCGTCTGCGCCATCCATCCACATTTCTGTAATCATATGGCTCACACGGTCAAGGTTGATTCTTAAGTCGTCTGGATGATCTACTTCGCCTAATACTGAATATCCACCTGCGATTTGATCGTTCAGGGTCTTGACAGCCCTGGCAATTTCACGTCCAGGATAAACTCGCTGATTTTGATTCCTTTTATCGCCTTGAATGAAAATACCTTTCATATAAAGGTTCTTTCCATTCTCGCCGTCGGATTCAACGACCACTCTCGCTTGGTCGAAACTCAGGTTCTCACGAAGATAATTCATCGTCATCTACTTACTTTGCTCTTTTAGGAGCGCCATTTAACGGGCTATCAGCACTTCTGTCGCCATTGTCGCCAGTTGCTTTTTTCTCAGCGCCGTGTCCAGGTTCTTTCTTCTTGAACGCTGTCTTACCTGCGTTGCCGCCTGGGACATTAACGTTGCCAAAGTTTTCTTCTTTAGTTGAAGGATTTAACAAACCGCCTTTTGTACCGCCTGTTGTGCTCTCTCCACCTTTTACAATATTAGCAGTTGTACCGCCCATATTGTTTGCTTTTGCTACGATAGACTTAGCGTTTGCGCCATTGTCACCGTGCTTTGGATTGCCAACTTTCTCTACGTATTCACGCATGAAGCTGTCTTCTAATTCTTCTTCGCCGCCCATGTCGTCCATTCCGCCCATGTCGTCACCGCCCATGTCGTCGTGGCCTTCACCAGCTTCGTCGCCCATTAATGCTTCAAATTCGGCACGTAGGTCGTCAAGTGCATCTTCTAGGTCCATAACGCGATCTTCAATATCGCCTTCTCCGCCCATGCCTTCTTCGTCACCTTCATCACCGCCGGCATCGATATCGTGTACCATGTCGTCACCTGCGTCGCCGCCGATATCTCCATGCTCTTCTTCGTCACCTGCTTCGGCAAAACCAAAATTCTCATCAAGGTCTTCTTCGTCGTCTTCTTCCTTAGCTTCGTCCATTGACTCGTCTTCTTCTTCAGCAGACTCGTCCATTTCTTCGTCTTCTTCAGCTTCTGTTGTGAAGTCTTCAGAAAGAATAGTTTCATAGATTTCGCGGGATTTTTCAACTACTAGTTGATGGAAAAGCTCTTTGGCTTTGTCACTCTCTTCATTAACAAGATGCTCTAGCATCTGCTCGAACTTTGATCGATCAGTCATGTTTATCTCCTATATGTTGTATTGCAAGGCTGTCAAATATATTTACACTTAATTGTAATATTAAGGGTATAATGGTGGTTTTTTCAGGTATTTTTAATAAAATACCCGATAGGTTATTTATTACGCGGCAGGTGCTGCCGGTGTAGCATACATTGAACTAACTAGTTCTAAATCTTTTTCTTGTTCTAAAATGTGTGCTTCGCTTGCTTTTCGTAGTTCATTAATCTGTCTTAATGATAGTCTAGTTTTACGTGTATCGCCACGATGCATACCGGAATCATCGTGTGCTGGAGAGTATTGCAAATCGTTAGATATTGCTTTCATATCTTTATCCGCATAAAATAATTCTCTAAGTATCATAGTAGTATTTATGCAGCCGGTGGCGTTGCTGTAGGAGCAGCTCCTGCGCCATCGGCTCCTGGTGCAGCGCCGGGCATTGCGCCTTCTTCCGGTGGTACAGTTTCATCACTCAGGTCACTCAGGTCACTTTCAATACCAGCTTGACTAATGCCTGCTCCACGTAGTTCTCCGCTACTGTCAGTAGGAATAGCTTTACCTTTGCCATTTTCTTCTGCCCATAAACGTTCGTTTTCTGCCATTTCTTCGTCGGTCATTCCTAAGAAACGTTTCATTGCAAAGCGTTTACTCATAAATGGAACTTGACTCATAGTTTGGAACTGAGGTACACGTTGTCCATCTAATTCTGCTTGACGATATGTGGCAAAGTTTTGTGGTGGTTGGAATTGTAATTCAAACAAACTTGAGTCAATATTAACGCCGCGATCATACAAATATAGCTTAAATTCTTGATCAAGCACGTCTTGCATCAGACTTTGTAAACGTTGGCAGTAGTTGTTAAAACGTAGTTCTTGAATATATGCTGTGCCAACTCGCCCGTCGTTATACTGCGCTTGACTATCATCTGCACCTGTAGGCAGATAGCTACTTGGAATTCTTAAACCACGAAATAACTTGTTAGTAAAGTACTTTAAATCATCAATCTCGCCTAGGTTAGTACCGCCTGGTAGTGTTTCAACCTTACTACCACGACCTTCTGCTGTTTGAGGAAAGAAGTAGTCTTCGTTAATTGATAAAGGATTGTAAGCACTATCAATAACAGTCTGACCGCCACCTGTAGCACTAGGCATTCTACGTTGATGAATTTCATTTTTAACACGTTCAACAAAGCTCATAGCCAAGTGACTAGGCATATTACCAACGTCAATATAAAAGATTCTACGTTCAGGCGCACGTTGTATACGATAGATTAAAATAGCATCTTCGAGCAATTCTTTTTGTTTGTATACTTTAAAAATACTTTCTAACAAGCTATTACCAAACGGAAAATTATTATCTAATCCTTCCGATAGACTTAGATGTACTACATGTTTTGCGTCAATAGACACTTCATTTTGATTGTTGCTAAAGCGTGTGCCGTTGCTTGCAGGATATGCACCAGCCATACCTCTAGCGGCTGCGCCGCCTGATATAAATGCTGTTCCGCGATTGTTAGTATTAGTAGTATTTGGTTGAATTGTAGTGACTACTAGATTTTGAAAGTTAGGATTTAAGTCACGTATAACATATTGTTCTGGTTTCTTTCCGTCGCTTTCATTAACAATTATCTTAGTTATATTACCGGGATCTACATAACTCCACTTCTTTGTTTCAGGATCACGAACAAAGAATGCATCACCGTATTTGAATACGTTTCGTACAATTCTAAAGATTCTAGTTTCAAATTTTTGTAGTTTGCACCACTGCTGTAGGTACTCTCGAAGGATAGCAATTTCACTATTAGTTGCTTTATTTCTATAGAATAAATTAAACGGTGTATGATTTTCTTTGTTCTTTTGTGAACAGAATTCTGCAATAATGTCCAGGGCCGCATTAACTTCGCTGTCCATATCCATTGTATCATATTGCAAATAACGATCAATACGATTAGGTGCGCCAGTATAGACATCTGGCAAGTAGCTAGAATAATTTGAGCGGGCCGGGCCTGGACGTGACGATCCATTTCCAATTGGACTGTAAGTTCCAGGAGTAGCATCAACTGCAACAGGTGTAAAGTATTTTTTCCAACTCATTATTATCTCGCGTATAAATTAGTACTACCGCTTTTAGCAGCTTTGGCTGAAGCCTTATGGCCATCTTCATTAACAGAAATCAGTTGACCCATCTTAGTATTTAACGCATTTAAGCTCTTAACAACGTCGTCTAGAGTAGCAGCTTTTTCTCCTCCGCCAGCAGCACCTTTCTTGTCTCCGGATTTATCTCCAGGTTTAGCATCTCCTACTGGAGTGTACTCTTCTCCAGTTTCTGGATTAATCTTTTTTCCGGGACTTGCTTGTTTTTCTGCAGGCTTATCAGGAGTTGCTGCCGCAGTAGATTTTGGTTTAGCAATAGGCATACCGTTTGGACCCAGTGTAAAACTGTCCATAGTAATGCCACGACTCTGTGTAGCAGTTGGGCTAGACCCGGCTACTACATCTTTCATTGCACCGCGTTTGCTTTCTCTTGCAAGTTCTGATTTAGCTTCATCATCTTGTTTGTTTCTTGCTATTGCTCCGTCAAGATCACCAAACTCATTATCTTGCATAGATGCTTGTTTAGCTATTGCACCGTCAAGATCCCCAAACTCAGTATCTACTGGTAAAGAGTCAGCTATGTCAGCTGTGATTTTGTCAACAGAATCATTCCACCCGTCGCCAAAGTCATCAAATCCGTCTGCTAGATCGCCAATTGACTCTTCTATAACTTTATCTAACTTTTCTTTTGCAGCATCTCTACGATCAATTGCCTCGTCCCATGCAGCTTGAGCTTCATCGTCCCAGTCCTCGTCTGCAATGTTATTAAGCATAAACGCTATAGTTTCATTTGCTTTTTTCTTTTCTTCAATCGCAGCATCAATTTTATCTTGTGCAATTTTAGATTTAGATCCGCCAACAGCTTCTACAATATCACTATTGATTTTATCCATCATGTTGCCAGATTCATCCCAACCATCGCTGTAGTTGGTCATTGCTTCTATCTGCTTTGTGACTAACTTGTCAATTTGACCATCTAGTTGCTCTGCTTCGTCAAAAATTTCATCCCATTCTTTACCAGTCCTTGCTTGGCCATCTGACATTAGCTGTTCAAGTTCTGCTCTACGTTTTGATGCATACTCTAAAGCAGCGGCATTTTGATCCATTGCATCTAATGGCATTGCATCGGATACATCAGCAGCCATCTTAGCAACTACTTCGTCAAAGTTGCTGCCAAACTCGTCAAACGGTTCTTTAGGGATAGGAGTCTTTGCAATCTTTTCTGCACCGTCTTTGGTTATTGAACTGAAACTTAGATTAAAATCTTTAAATGCAGAACTAAAAGGCATTGATAATTCTTTCATGTCTGGTAATTTAATACCAGATGTTAAACTACTAAAAGATGTATTGAGATTTTTAGTTATGCTGCTTAAATCAAGACCCCCCATGCCTCCGCCAATTCCACCACCAGCAGTTAGATTAGGCATTTCCATCTTAGGCATTTCCATCTTAGGCATTTCCATCTTAGGCATTTCCATCTTAGGCATCTTAGGCATTTCCATCTTAGGCATTTCAAATTTAGGCATTTCAAATTTAGGCATCGGCATATTGCTTATAGATTTGCTAATATCACCTGCACTAGCAGAACTTAAAGATTTTTTAGCTCCACCCAGTGAAGTTTCAACAATCTTTTCAATATCTTGTGGACGCATAACACCTTCCATGCCATGCAACTCAACCATTTCGCCCTTGCCCCAATTTTCAAACATACCGCCAGTCATATCCATAGAACCGCCTTGGCGTTTTTTAGGCTCCATGTATTGATTTACTTTATCAATCCCACCAGTTAATAATCTAGTTCCACCTCCGGCTAAGCCACCTACACTTTCTGCAATACCTAATGGACCACCTGCACCAGGTTCTCGTTCATACCTGTTAGTAGTTTTATCGCTAACTCCTCCTGCAAAACCTTTCTTAGTTGAATCTTCAATAGCTCTACTAGTATCTTTACCACTGCCGCCAAAGTTTTTATTCATTGCATCTACATTTTTTGCAAATTCTCCTAGCTTAGGGCCAACTTCTTTGTTTAATGGTTCTAATAATCCAGCTGTTAATCCTGCACGTACTTTATCAACAGTATTTTCAAGAGTCACTGCAGCTTTTGTCACTCCATCTACTTGCTTGCCATCTTTATCTTGTCCTGATTGGGCTTTCTTAGCCTCTTCTTCCATTTTTTCTTGAGCTTTAGCAAGGCCTTCTTTTGTTTTTAAATCGTATCCATTAGCAACAGCAGTAGCTTCTAAACTCTTAGTATAAGTTATTTGAGCACCCATAGAGTCAGTAAGTGCTTTACCTGCGGCACCGCCAGCAGCACCTAATGCTACCATACCTAATTTAGTAGTATTATTTGCATCGGCTACCGCTGCTCGTTGTGCTTCTCTGTTAGCAGCATTAGCAGCGTTCTCATCACCAATTGCACTAGCCCTAGCTTGCTTCATTGTAGCTTCAGCTTGTTCTTGATTAACGGCTGCTTGCATTGCCGCTTCTTTGCTCATTATCTGCCCTGTGGCAAATACTTCTTTAAACATATCACCTGAGCCGCGTAGCTGTGCATCTTTTAACTGCATCCTAGCATTAGCTTCAAACTTAGCAGCCTCTTCTGCACTCATTCCAGCAGTTTTTAACCTAATGGCAGCTTCAAACTGCATGTCCATTTGATTCTTTTTCATCTGCTCCATTTGAGCTTCACGACTCTTGCCAGTTAGTTTGGCCATCAAGTCCATTTCAGTTGCTAGCTTAGTAGCACTTTCATATGCTACTGCATCACGTTGCTGATCGTCTTTAAACTTGCCGCGAAGTGTAACTGCTTGTAAAGCCAATACTTCATTTAGATCTTTATTTGTATAGCCTAATTGTTTTAAACTGTCAGTGGCTCCGCTTTCAAAGAAACCTTTGCTCATCTTAGCAAAAGATTCTGCACCTCTAGTTACACTTCCACCTAGTTGTCCTAGTATGTCTGTGTTGTCTTTTATAACTCCTGCAAATTCTCGTAATGGTAAACGTGAGCCGGCTGCGGCAACGGTCATACCTATAATGTCGTTATTAAAACCTGCGCCAGATTTACTTAGATCGCGCCATGCATCTTTGCCTTCATTGAGTGCATCAGATAGTGCTGAGACTCCTTTACCCGCCACACCTATAGCAGATCCAAAAGGATCAATTGCTTTTTTAAACGTGTCAACACCTACGTCAATAGCACCCATTCCGGTACCTTTGCCGCCCCCGCCACTACCCCCCTGTTTTAGATATTTGGCATTAGCTATTGCCTGCGCTTCGGCTAATTTTTTATAATCAATTTCTTCTGCCATTATTTTTCCTAGTGAAATCTGCGCATATAAATACGATAATATATTTATCGGAACTAATTATGAGCCAACTTAACCCATTACAAAAATACTTTAGACAACCAAAAGTGTTTATTTCATTGCCTAGCAAAGGGTTGTATTACGAGCCCGGATCATTACAGGGGGATTATAATAATGTACCCGTGTTTGCCATGAGTGGTATGGATGAAATCATTATGAAGACTCCTGATGCCTTATTTACAGGTGAGTCTACAGCTAAAGTTATTGAATCGTGCTGTCCGTACATTAAAAATGCTAAACATATGCCAGGTATTGATATTGATGCTATTCTTATTGCTATTAGAATTGCAACATTTGGCGATAAAATGGGGGTGACTCAAACTTGCGGTAATTGTGCTACAGAAAATGATTACGATGTTGAGTTAGGCAAACTGTTAGATTACTTTAATAATTTAAAATTCATTAATACTATACCAGTAGATGAATCATTAACTATTAGAATCCGTCCTTTACAGTACGAAGAAATGAATTATTTTAGTATAGAAAATTTTAAATTACAAAAGACTTTATATCAAAGTGCTGAGTTAAAAGAAGAAGAAAAACAACAGACTATCGATCAGATTTATAAAGACTTGTCAGAACTACAGCTACAATTATTTTTAACAGCAGTTGAAAGTGTACAAGTTGACGGACAAACTGTCACAGAAAAACAATTTATTGAAGAATGGATGCGTAATGCTGACAGAGACACTTACAAACTAGTTAAAACTAAGTTAGAAGAAAATAAAGAAGCTTGGAATATTCCAAGTCAACCAGTTAAATGCGCTAGCTGTGGTACTGAAAGTACTGTGACCGTGACACTGGATCAAGCAAATTTTTTCGCATAAGGCTTCTGCGACTTTCAAATTCTGAAATTGAGAAGTATGTCGACTACCTCTCGCAAGAAGCCAAAGGCATAAAAGATGAAATTTTTCGACTAAGTTGGTACATGCGAGGAGGAGTATCTAGTCAAGATCTCTTCCACATTTATTCGTATGAAGATAGAATGTTGATCAACGAAATTATTAAAGAAAATATTGAAACTACTAAGAAAAGTGGTATGCCTATAATTTAAATAATTTCAGGTAGCTTTTGTCCGGGACGTATAGGAAATTTAGCTAATGGGTCCGGTGTACCTGCTTTAATTGCATCACGACGAGCTTGCTGTAGTTCTTGATCAGCCATTAGTTTTAATGCCGGCAACAAGTATCCTTGTGCATCAGTCACTACAATCCCGTTAACTTGTCCAGTTTTTGCAGTTTTACCTGACAGGCTTCCTACACCAGTATCATTATCTTGTTTCTTCTTTTCTCTTTCAGCACTGGCTTTTTTGGCGCCTTCTTCGCTGCCGTATTTCTTAACATCAGCACCTTTATAGAATCCCATAATATCGCTCCAGAACGATTCTAATGGTTTACCTGTAAAACGTATAACGTCAAATATATATTTTGCAATAAAGTCTTTTCCTGGACCAGACCCTAACCATGCTTGTAGCCAACGTGTAAATGCTTCAGATGCAGCAATTGCCACAATGCTTGCACCCATACTAGCAAAAACACTAACTCCACCTAGTGCTCGAATAAACCATTTTATTAAAGTAGTTGCTCCAATGACTCGGCTAAGTAATTTTACTATCAGCGGAGTTAATATTTGAACTTGAAATACTCCAAATGCAAACTCGCGGTGCTGTTGTAGCATTTCAGCACCGCCGTCGTCTCCAGGCAATTTACCTTGTACATACATAGCTTCTACTACTGCTAGTTCGGCATATAGTTGTGATATTGCAATTGCTAAGCCAATAACGGTAAACACTTTACCCCATGCGCCATACAACTTCATTATCTTGCCGTTTTTTTCTATCGATGTTGCATACTTCTCAGAATACTTAGAAGCAATTTTACTTAGGCCAGCTACAGTTATACCAGCGGCAACACTACCTACTACTAAAGTTTTTGTATCTATTCCTAGTTCTTTGTAAAAGTTAGAGAAACTAGTACCTGCAGATCCAGCAACATCTTTTACAGCAGATCCAGCACTTTTTACAACATCAGTTGCTGCTGAAGCAGGGCTATCACCTACTCTAAAGTCGTAGTCTTCCTTAATAATTTGATAAACTTTCATAGTATTATATTTAGTTAATGATGTACTGCGTACATCTGTTCTTCGCTTGCGCTCGAACTATTTTTTTTTACTTAATAATGATTAATGCGAAGCATTTAAATATTATCTAGATTGTTCAGTCACACTTTGCCCTTGCGGGCAAAGAAATAAAATCAACATTATCTGAGTTGCACCTTTATCACTTAGCGTTACAGCATTACAGAGGCGGTCATCCGGTACCTCGAGCTGTGTCTTTATATGACGGCGGTCTACAAACATACGCTAACATGCTTGCAAACGTGGGTATTTCTCCCTCTTTTTGCCTGTATTTCCTTTAAACAATCAAACCGCGGCAGCTTTGCGATCCTCGTCCTGTTAAGGATAGTGATTGAGTGCTCTTAACGGCAAGAGTCTACGGATCCCTGCGACACTAGGTCCAGGTTTCTTCTGTTCGGCACACGAAATTAGCCTGTGCGAGCTTTAACCGTTTAGTTGTTTGCCTTTAATGTGACTTCCGTGTACACGAACAGATATCTGTCCGTTGTAGTAGTCGTCACTTTCGAGAACACGTCTTGTAAATTGTTCTCTTGCCTCTATGTATGAGCATTCAGCCTTTGATGTGCAGTAGTAAAGTATTTCTCTTTTGAAATTCTCTGCGCCTAGAGTTTCTATATCTTTTGTTAGATGGTCGCTTGAGCCATAGTATTCACGCCAGTCAGAATCAATTTTAGAACGAATCTTCTTTTTCTTCTTTATGCCGTTTTTTTGTTTTACTGTTTTGTAAGTAGTTTTGGAGAATTTTGCTAGTTTCTTGCCTATATATTTGCGACCAGTGATGTTATTAGTGATACAATAGACGAAACCTATACATTCTTCTGGAAGGGTTTCAATTAAAGTTTCTTGATAATACCATGACATCAACTAGTTAGTGTTTGAGTCGTCTTGTGCCTGTTGTTTCTGAGCTAGTTGCTCTGCTTTGTATTTTGGTGATTTAATTTTGGGTTTAAGCCTGCGGGTTTCTAGTATTTCTTGCCTCATTTTTAAGACTATGTGTCTAATTTCTGATAAGTTAGTCCGTGTACGTTTACCAGCAGCATGAGTTTCGTTAGTTGCCCAGTCTGTGTAGTTTTCGAAATAACTTCGAAACTCCTTCATTAACTTATCGTGAAGTTCTTCAATCATTACTCTGTTATTTCAATATCATTTGAATAGCTAGTGTATCCGTTCTCTTTAATAACTTTAAGCACATTATTAACACGACCAATAAGTTCGTCTTTATGCGATATTAAGAAAATGTTCTTTTTACGTTCACGGCCCATTTTCTTTAGTACGCTCAGTGCATTTTCAACGCCAGCGGCATCTAATCCGTTGTCAATAAGTTCGTCAACAAACAATAAGTTAATGCTTTGATATAGACTTTCCCACACATCGCGGAAACTCCAGCTTAATCCTAGAATTAAACGATTACGCTCGCCACGCGACAAGTTATCAAAGTCTAGATCCTGTCCTAATTGTGTTATCTCAACGCTTAGATCGTTTAAGAAGCTAACTTGATGAGGCAACCCCATTTTGTCAAGATAGTACGTTAGCCTGTTATTCAAATAGGCAAGGTTTTGATCTATGATCTTTTTACGAATAAAACTATCTTTGTTGGTTAATAACTTTAACAAGAACTCTTGATGATCCTTCATGCCGGTTAACGCATTAATATTATCCCAAGTTATTTCTTGAATAGCAGTATTACGTAAGTCGTCAATCTGTTCTTGATAAGGATCTGTTTCTTGTTGTCTTGTAGCCAACGCAGTTTCTAAACTAGCAAGATTATTTTGATGTTTAAGTGCCTGTTCTAGTGTATCATAGTAAGTTTTTGGTCTTCCGTTGATATCGCCTATAACATCTAACTCTTGAATAACGCTGGCATAGCTGTCGCTAACGCCCTGCAAGTAAATTAAGGCATCTGCAAGATTCTTTTCAGCCCCAGCAGTCATTTCTTCGTGCTTATGACTGTGCAATTCTTGTTCACAAGCAGGACAAGTTTTATTTTTTAACTGTTCTACTTCTTTAGTGTATTTGTTAACACTCTTGTCTGCTTGAATAACAGCAGTTTCAAGCGTGGCTTTTTCTTTATTAAGACTTTTAATTTTAGCAGCCTGCTCCACGTAGGTCTTTAGTTTAGTATGCTGTGTTAATTCTCGTTCAATATCGACACTTTGCAGTTCTGTAATACTTTTTGTAATTTTCTCACAGTCTGTTTTCTGTTGCGAGTACCAAGCCGATAGTCTAGTTTCTAGACCAGTTATGCTTAATTGTATTTTTTCATTAGACTTTTTAGCCGCTTCAATATCAGCAGTCTCTTGAAAAATTGATTCTTTAGTTTGTCTAATTTGTTCTTTGAGTGCGTCTGCTTTTTCACTTAATAGAGTTATACCTAGCAACTGTTCAATGATTTCTCGTTGCTCATTAGCTTTTAAGCTGAGAAACGGTTCTGTATAGGTGTTAAGTGCAACAATATGCTTGAACATGTCGTGACTCATACCCAATAGTTCATCTATATCCTTCTGCGTTTCACGCATGTCACCCTGACTATCGTCAGTTGACTCTATACTTTGCTCTTGATTATTAACATAGAATTTCATAATTGACGGTTTACGACCTCGCTCAATGCGATAATCAGTACCGTCTTTGTTAAACGACAAGGTCACTAACATATTTTTATTGTTAATCTTATTGATAAGATTATCTTTTTTAATGTTAGTTAGAGCATTACCAAACAAGGCAAAGCTCAATGCATTAACAATAGTAGTTTTACCTGTACCGTTGCGTGAACCGCTGTCATCCCCACCTTGATCTAGATTTTCACCCAGTACCAGTGTTAGGTTTTCTTTATCAAAGTTAACAGCCTGGGTTTGATTGCCCACGCTCATAAAGTTCTTAACCGTTAAATCTTTAATTTTTATCATAGGCTGTTATAGATGCTCAATAGAATTTTTGTATCATATGTATCGCTTTCGATACTAACCAGCTGATTACTAACAATTTGATCAACTGATTCAAATGATTGAATATCCATAGTTGTGTTAATCTCTATTTCTTTCTTTTCAGGAATCAAAGTTAGTTCTCGAATACTGTATTTGTTCATAAAGTCTTCTTTAATAAAACTCGCTTCTTCGTAAGTTATATCAATATCTAAACTAACTCTTAAATGTTGATTAGGTAATATAATCTTGTCAGCATCATCAATTAATTGACTTAGCTTAATCGTACGGAATGTAGGTTGAGCAGGCCAACTATGATATTCTGGTTGACCTCCCCACTCAAGGATCATCATGCCACGGTCATCATCCCAGTTGTCTGCATAGTTGTGCGGAAATGCATTGCCAATGTAGATCATATTACGCTGTTGTTGGCGTTTGTGGAAATGCCCACTAAACCCTAGTTCGTAATTTTTAAAACTGTCTAACTGTATTTCACCGTGATCCGGCATTTGTACCATGGCGTTCATAAAAAAGCTGGGCAACTCAAAATGCCCAAAGATATACTTGCCACCTTTTTTGCCTACTGCCCGCCACTCGTCGCCTACAAGCCACGGACAGAGTGTAACGTCCCCAATGGTAGTCGGTTCGTGTACCACTGTGATACCGGGAATATATTTTCCGAACTCGACAGAGTGTATATCCCGTTTGTCTTTGTAATATAAATCATGATTACCAGGGAAAAAGTAAAATTGATCAAACGCCTGACCGAGCTTTTCCAAGGCCCTAAGGCTATAGTCCATAGTAGTGATATTAAGACTATTGCGATTGTGATGCCAATCACCCATAAAAATTCCTGTATCACACCCTTCCTCCTTGGCTTTAGCAATGTACCAGTCTACAAAGTCTTCGCAGTCCTGGTTATGAACACTGCTATTAGACTTCAATCCAAAGTGAATATCTGTGAAGCAGGCAACTTTCTTAAAAAGATTACTCAAAATAATGTCTCCGTTAGCTTATTATAGACTAGTTGTCAATAAAGATCAATCGGTTGTTTCGTCAAATCGTTTGACAGCAGCCGCATGTTCACCAGCACCGGTCCTGCTATAGCTAGGATTCATACCGTTCATTTCCAACATGTCGTCTCGAATATTTTGATTACGTTTTTCTAAATTAATAATTCTAACAAAGCTGTTAGTCACCGCGGCGGTAAAGTATGCAAAGGGATTATCGCTTTTACTTTCATCGAATTGCAAACCAATCTGAGTTAACTGTAAGATAGCCTGCCCACGCATCTCGTCATTGTAAGTGTAGCCACGTACATTGCCGCGAGTAGCATAGCGTTCACATAGTTTAATGTACATGCGGGCTAGAGTGTTTGTAATCTGTCCGTGATCTTTATTAAACTTGCCTGTCTCTAAGTCACCCTTCCAGTGCGATTTACCGACACATATTAGTATATCTTTGTCGTCAAATTTCCAATGCTGGAAAGGAGGAAAGTTAACTTTATCTCTATGATCTGCTAGAGTTTTAGGATTTTTCTTGCGTGTGCCATTTAACGGAATATGATCAAATGACATAATGCGAAAAATAACATCAGTCTTGGCAATTTTCTTATAGTCAACTTCTGTATCTGCTTGCTTGACCTTTTCTCCAAGAGCTTTACGTCGTTGGTATTCTTCGCTACCTTGTCGCTTAGCCTGGGCCCGCTTTGCTTCGGCAATAGTTCGTATGTTAACTTTATCTATACTAGGTAGTATTAGATCATATCGATGATATGCCGGGTCAATAAAACTACAAAATGTATTCTTGCTTTTATGTATTTCTTCCAGTAAATCTTTGTTGTTTAGATAATTAACTTTCATTATAGTCCTATTTTCTACTATTATAAACTATGCACTTAATTTTGTCAACTAAATACATACACTAAGGAGTCCAAAATGTCTTTTTCTGACTTAACCAGCGGATTGTCAACTATCACCGGAGCGGCTGCATCTATTGGATCTGCCCAAGTGCAAGCAATGGGTGTATTGAATAATGTAACTGGTACAGCAAGCAGGATCTCATCAGCTATCGGTAATGTATCTAATGCAGCCGACGCACTATCAAGTTTAAGAAGTTTTAATCTTCCTGATGGAGGTAATCCAGTTGCATCATTTGCCGCAGGCGCAGCGTTATTTACTAATGCATTAGGGGCAGTAGGTGGACTTGCGGGCGCAGTAGGTGGACTTGCAAGTGCATTAAGTGGCGGCGGCGGCGGATCTGATTGGAGAGCAACCTTAACTGGAGCAGTAGTTGGAAAATTAGTGTTTCCATTTACTCCTACTATTTCGATCAGTGGCGGAGCCAGCTACGAAGAAGTTGCTATAACACATCAAAATTATTCATTTTTTGCTTATCAAAATAGCAAAGCAGAAAGCATAACTATACAAGCACCGTTCTTTGTATCGGATTCTGTAGAAGGACAAGCATGGATTAGTGCTTTAAATTTTTTAAGAGCATGTACAAAAATGTTTTCAGATGGAAATCCTCCAATCATATTAAAGTTTAATGCCTACGGAGATTATGTGTTTAAAGACATTCCTGTTATTGTAAAAAGTTATTCTTGCGATTTGCCAGCAGATGTAGATTACATTGCCTGCGGTGCAAGTCATGTGCCTATCAAAAGTTCTTTTAATGTACAATTACAACCAATTTACAGTAGAGAAAAAGTTAAAACATTTAACTTACAATCGTTTATTAGCGGCGGAGCCGCAGGATTCATATAATGTCAGCAGTGTACAAATCAACCAGCCCATGGAAAGAAACTCCTATAGTAGGAAATCATCTAAGTTTTTTAAAAATTAGACCTGTTCCTGCAGAGCCAGATGATTTCTTATATACTATTGAAAGCCAATACACTCATAGGCCTGATCTCTTAGCCTACGACTTATACAAAACATCTAAATTATGGTGGGTATTTACTCAAAGAAATTTAAATGTACTTCAAGATCCAATCTACGATTTTATCCCAGGAGTGCAAATTTACATTCCAAAAGGTAATAGTCTATCTAAAATTTTAGGACTATAATATGGGATTATTTGACAGCGTAGGGTCAGCTACAACAGCATTAACTAATGTTAATAGAACTGTTAGTGGAGTAGCACAGGCCACTAACAGCATATATGCAGTGGGTCAATCTGCAGCCAATATTAAAAGTTTAGTATCTAACGGATTAACAAATACAGGATCTGGGGTAATAGGACAGATTGCAGGAGTAGCAAACACTGCTGCCGGTATTGCTGGAGCAGCTCGAAATGCAATTTCAAGCATATCGGGAGTTGCAGGAAGCCTTAGTGGAGTTGCAGGAGCCTTAGGAGCATCCAGTCTTGCTAGCACACTTGCAAACTTTGCAAATTCTCTAAATGGATTTGCTGGAGCAATTGGAGCAGCTGGTGGCAGTGCTCCGTCTAATCCTCTACATGCCTATGCATCTTATACTTACATGTTTGGACTATATGCACTTAGTGACGGAGAAGTCAATGGCGGAGTCCGTGGCGGCGGGTTGCCGATTATACAAATGCCTAACGGAGACACAGTTGGCGCAACCACATTTATGGATAATGTTAGGATATCTGGTACAGTAGGACTTGATAAACAAGCAGGCAATAGCAATGCATTAAGTATAAGTTTCAAAGTTATTGAACCGTACAGCATGGGAAAATTTTGGGAAACATTACAAACGGCAGCATTACAAGCAGGACATAAAAACTACGTAGATGCTCCGTATATGTTAAAAATTGAGTTCAAAGGACACTTTAGTCCAGACGAACCGTTTCAAACTATTCCTAAAACAAACAAATATATTCATATGAAAATTAGAGATGTGACCATGCGAGTCACTGCTCGAGGTTCTGAATATGATATCGAAGCGTATCCGTGGAATGAACAAGGCATGTCGTCAACATTTGCACAAATAAAAACTGATGCAATGATAGCGTGTGACGAAAAAGGCCCCTACACAGTAAAAAATTTATTGTCAGAAGGATCTAAGAGCTTAAAATCGATTATTAATGATAAACTAAAACACGATAAAGATAAAAAGAAAAATGTGACATATGCACATGAAATAGATATTGTCTTTCCAACATATCCATATACTAGTAATGATATGGGCAATCCTATTGGAGAATCAAAATTAGGCCTTGATGTGTATAACAAAGGTGACACTCCAATGGCCAAAGATAACGCAACATACGATCCTGCTACTGGAATTTATAAACGCGGCGAAATACAAATAGATACTAAGAATGCAAACTTTAAATTTGCACAAGGATCTACAGTACAAGATATTATTAATCAAGTTATTTTAACTAGTGACTACGGTAGACAAGCCTTAGAAGAAGCCAACCAAACACCTGATGGAAAAGTTGTATGGTGGCGAATAGAAACTCACTTGCATAACATTTCTAGCGAAGATCCAAAAACTGGAACAAAAGCTAAAAAAGTTATTTTTAGAGTAGTTCCTTATATGGTAGATGCCACGGTGTTTACTACGCCCAATACTGGATCAAAAGGGTCTGCTTCAATGGCTATTTCCAGAGAGTATAATTATATCTATACCGGTAAAAATCATGACATACTTGATTTTGCTATTGAATATAAAGTAGGATTTTATCGAGCTTTTAACGCTGATGGTGGCAAAAATTCTGAAGATAAAACCCTCGCATCCTCAACGGGCGGAGCCTCAGATAACATAACTGATTCGGGGTCTTTACCAGCAGAAGCGGCCGGCGGCAGCGGCGGCCCTGAGCAATCACGCAAAGATCAACTTGGAACTAAAACTGCAAAATTTGGTGGCGGAACTGGATTTGACGATGCAGCAACAACGGCAGCTAGACAGTTTATGGATCTAGCAACTCGCGGATATGATATGCTCAATCTAAATTTAAAAGTATTAGGCGATCCGTATTTCTTAGGAGATACCGGCCACGGCAATTTTACTATTCCAACAGCAGGTGCAGGAATCAATGCCGAAGGATCAATGGATTGGCAAACTGGAGAAATTTTTTGCAGGGTAGCATTTAGAACGCCTGATGATGCAAATACTGACAGCGGTAAGTATGATTTTGGAAATACTTCTGCGGTGAGAGAGTTTACAGGTATATATAAGGTACTCCAAGTTGATAGTGAGTTTAACAGAGGAAAATTTACGCAGACGTTAGGCTTAGTTAAACAAACAGTCACTGAAGGTGGTGGCGGAAGTTTCCCTCCAAAATTACCACCACCACAAGACAGTGGTGACGCACCTGATCCTTGATACACAAGTTAATAACGGATAATTAAATGCCAGAAGAAACCAGACTAGGGGCCAATTCAGTCGAACTAGACGCCGGCCCCTTTTTAGCTAAAATTGTTAGCCACTTAGACCCTACATACATGGGCACTCTAGAAGTGCAAGTTCTGCACGAAGCAGGAAATGACGACGACAGAGAAGGACAACTACGTACTGTAAAATACTTAAATCCTTTTTACGGATCAACACATATTGATTACGTTTCAGAAGATTCTGACACACATGGTAATACGCAAAAAAGTTATGGAATGTGGATGGTACCTCCAGATGTGGGCACTATTGTAGTTGTAATTTTTATTGGAGGAGATACTAGAAAAGGCTTCTGGATTGGATGTGTTCAAAACGAAGACATGAATTTTGCTCTCCCCGGATATGCGTCAACTCAATATGTAGTAGACGACAGTAGAGAGACTGATACCGAAAAAGAACGGGTACCAGTATCAGATTATAATAAAGTTATACATGTTGACACCGAAAGCGATACTACAAGAAAACTAAAACCTGAAAATCCAGCCGCTAAGAAATTAGAAGATCAAGGGCTTCTTAAAGATGATATACGTGGAATAACAACTAGTAGCGCACGTCGAGAAGTTCCTAGTATGGTATTTGGAATTAGTACACCTGGACCAGTTGACAAACAAGGACCAACAGGCAAAGTAGGTAAACACGAACATAAGATTAATAATGCATTTGTTAGTCGTCTTGGCGGATCTAGTTTTGTTATGGACGACGGTGATGATAAGTTTTTACGTAAAACAAAACCTACTGACGGCCCTCCTGAGTACGCTTCACTTGAACAAGGTGAAGACGGCATAAAAGATATATTGCATAATGAACTAATTAGATTCCGTACAAGAACTGGCCATCAAATAGTATTACATAATAGTGAAGATTTAATTTATATTGGAAATAGTCGTGGAACTGCATGGATCGAATTAACCAGTGACGGCAAAATAGAAGTTTATGCGGAAGATAGTATTAGTTTTAGAACTAAGCAAGATTTTAATTTTTATGCAGATCGAGATATCAACATGGAAGCTGGTAGAAACTTTAACACAAAAGTTAAAGGTGAGAAACATACACATGTTATTGGCGATCAAATTTTAATTGTTGATGGTAATCAAAAAATACATATTAAACAAGATGTAGATAAAACGTACGAGCAAAATTATAAACAACATGTTAAGCAAGATGTTGATAAATTATTTGATCAAAATTATAAACATTTGGTAAAACAAGATGTTAATAAGGTGTATGATCAAAATTTCTTACATCATGTAGTGGGTAATATAGATATAAAAGTTGACGGTGGTATTACTACTAGCGTAGATGGAGATAGTTCGTCAACAAACGGAGGAAGTGTAATAACAAGTATGGACGGTAGTTATGATCTTAATGCCGGCGGCCACATATTCCACACATCTGGCGGATCAAACGAAACCCATGCTGGAGGTAATATAGTTGAAACCGCCCCAGCAATTCATATGAACGGTCCAGGCGCCGCAACTGCGGCAACCGGTTCTGCGGCAGAGGTTGCAGAAGAAGCAGAAGAAGCAAATTTGCCTCAACGATTAAAATTACACACTATTATTGATTTATCAGGACAAGATCAATGGGAATCTCCTACTAGTACTGAGTCAATAATGCGTAGGATGCCCACACCTGAACCTTATCCCCACCATGAAAATTTAGATCCTGTAAATTATAAACCTGATAAATTAGATAGAGACGAAGCTGGTAGATATGAATCAACTGACGGTGAAGAATTGAATGACCAGAGTGATTTTACAGATGATATGAACACTCCTCCAGGAGCATGGAGAGTCTATTCGACTACAACTGATACATTTGCTAAAGTGCCAGCGGCTAATCAAGAACCGCCCGAAGAGGAGTAAATACTAGATGGCATCCAGTTCTCGGTTATATGATAAGATTACACTAAAAGGCAAATCTGCAAGCCAGATAGTACCAGGTAGTAAAACTTATAAAGGTTTTAGTACAGTTTCTTCTGTGGCAGATAGTTTTGCCCTGTATGATCTACAGTTAATCAAACAAGATATACTAAATCATTTTCATATACGACTTGGCGAACGACTAGAACAGCCTAATTTTGGTACAGTGATTTGGGATATTTTATTTGAACCGTTAACTGAAGAAGTTAAAAATTTAATTACTAAAGATGTAGAGACTATTATTAACTATGATAGTAGAGTACGTGCTGAACAAATTTTAGTGACTTCGTATGATACCGGCATACAAATTGAGTGTGTACTAGTATATTATCCTTACAACATTCAAGAAGCAATCCAGTTAAAGTTTGACAAAGCTAACGGCTTGTCAGGAATGTAATTAACTACACACATAATAATATACGCTAAATACTCAATAATTGGGATAGGCGTATGTCAACAACTGATAGACAAAATAGATTACTAGTAGCAGAAGACTGGACACGAATTTACCAAAGCTTCCGCAATGCAGACTTTCAAAGCTACGATTTTGAAAATCTTCGCAGAGTTATGGTTAATTATATCAGGGAAAATTATCCTGAAGATTTTAACGATTACATTGAATCTAGTGAATACCTTGCTCTAATTGACCTTATTGCGTTCTTGGGACAAAGCATAGCTTTCCGTATTGATTTAAATGCCCGAGATAACTTTTTAGAGCTAGCAGAGCGTCGTGAAAGTATTCTCCGTCTTGCCCGCCTATTGAGCTATAATACTAAAAGAAATATTGCCGGCAGCGGATTATTAAAGTTTTCTACCTTATCAACTAGCCAAGTTATATACGATTCTAATGGAAGAAACTTATCAGGGCAGACAGTGACATGGAATGATCCTACTAATCCAAATTGGTATGATCAATTTATTAAAATTCTTAATGCTGCATTACCTGCTAATAGACAATTTGGTACACCAGATGATAAATCTACAGTATACAACATACCTACAGAACAATATAGATTCCAAGCCAGGAATACTGATGTTCCGGTATATGGTTTTTCAAAATCTGTAGATGGTCGAGTATTGCCTTTTGAAATTGTTAGTACAACATTTAAAGGTGAAAATTATATCTACGAAGAGCCACCGGCTGTTGGTAATAGATTAGCATTTTTATACAGAAATGATGGCCGCGGCAACGGAAGTGCAAATACTGGGTTTTTCATCCATTTTCGACAAGGTATTTTAAATCAGGGAACATTTACAATTGATCAACCATCTACAACTGAGACTGTAGACATTGATGCTGTTAATATAAACAACGACGATGTGTGGTTATATAAATTAGATCAGGCAGGCGTAGAGTCAGAATATTGGGCTAAAATCCCAGCTCTAGAGGGCAACAACACTATCTACAATAGTTTAACAAAATCAATTAGAAATATCTATAGTGTTATAACACGCTCAGATGATAAAGTTAGTTTATCGTTTAGCGACGGAGTGTTTGGAAATCTTCCAAGAGGCTCGTTTAGAACTTATTATCGACAAAGTATCGGAGTTGCATATACAGTTAATCCTAAAGATATGCGAAATATATCTATAGAAGTACCGTACATCTCTAATAATAATCAATCTGAAACTATATCAATAACTTTCAGTTTGCAGTCTTCAATTACTAACTCGTCAGCAACTGAGTCAAACACTAGCATTAAGGCAAACGCTCCTGCAACATACTATACACAAAATCGTATGATAACTGGCGAAGATTACAACATTAGTCCGTTAAGTGTTAATCAGCAAGTTATAAAAGTTAAAGCTATTAATAGATCAAGTAGTGGAATAAGTCGATATTATGATCTAGTAGACCCAACAGGCAAATATTCTAAGACTAATTTATTTGCAGACGACGGGGCATTGTACCGAGAAGAATATGATGATAGTTTTAGATTTACATATAGTACTAGAACAGATATTGAAGCAGTTATATATAATCAATTATTAGACACTCTTAAGTCAAAACAACTACGAGATTATTACTATTCTAAATTTACAGCAATTGCCGTAGGAACTGAGATTTCTTGGTATAATGCAACTACCGATACTAATCAAAGTACAGGATTTATTGGTTCTAATATTGGATTTGTTGCCCCTCTAAAACTCGGAACATATACTAGCACACTTTTAAGATTTATAACTCCCAGCGCCTTAGTAAAATTTGAATCTTTATTCACTACTGACAATGCTGGAGTAAAAACATATACTCATTATTTTGACAAATCTAATTTTAATAAGTTAATGCCTATTACAGGACCTTTGCCTTTTAATGCAACGACTATATTATGGTGTAAGATTATTTCAGTTAGTGGAGACGGCACTAACAACGGTATTGGTAAATTATTAGGCGGCTCAGGAACTGTTGTATTAAATGACATCGTTCCGTCAACTGCAATACTAAGTCAAATAATTCCTGCATGGAGAACAGTACTTGACACTAATATTATCAGTACAATGATTGATTTAATATTTGACAATAAGTCTTTTGGTCTAAGATATGATGTTGAGTCTCGAACTTGGAAATTAGTATTCAATGTTAATTTAAATACTGCAAGTGATTTTAGTTTAGGAAAACAAGGAGATAATTCTAATCAACAATTAGATTCTAGTTGGTTATTGTTATTCACAACAGATTCTGAATTTTATACAGTTAAGTCTAGATTGTTAAGATTTATTTTTGAAAGCGATCAACAATTGAGATTTTATTTTGATGCTAGCGATAAAATTTATGATACTAGAACTAATACTATAGTTAAAGATAACATTAAAATTCTAAGTATCAATACCAAACCCGACAATATTATTCCTTTTACTTATGATAGAGACTGGGAAATATCAAATGAATATGTTGGAATTGACGGATACATCGATACTAAAAAAATTGAAATTACTTTTGCTGACGCCGACGATGATGGCGTAGTTGACAATCCAACACTGTTTGAAGAAATTGTTGATCCTAATACTAATACTACAACAAAATATGTAGTGCTTGAACTATACTTAATAGAACAAGGGCAAGAAGATTATAGATGGATAGATAATGCCAACGATGTTGTTATAATAATGACCACAGAACCAACCAGTGGGGTAGACGGGCAATATTATTATTTCATTGACACTAATGTAGTTAAACAATATAGTTTAACATTAGGGTTTGTAGTTTCATTAAATTATAAAGTTTATGAAGGCCGCTCAAATATTAAATTTCAGTATATACATAATGCAGATTACGAATCACGTATTGATCCTGGACTAACTAATTTAATTGACGTTTTTATTCTAACTAAAGATTATGATAAAGTGTTTAGAGAATGGCTAGACGGTACACGTATTACAGAACCACTAGCACCTAGTTCTGATTTTTTATACAATCTACTTTCATCCGATCTCAATAAAATTAAAAGTATAAGTGATGAAATTATATATCATCCTGTTAGGTATAAAGTACTATTTGGATCTAAGGCCAGCGCAGATGTGCAATCAGTTTTTAAAATTGTTAAAAATTCAGAAATTGTTATCAGTGATAACGATGTTAAATCAAAAGTATTATCTGCAATTAACGAATTCTTTGCTTTAGAGAATTGGGATTTTGGTGGCAACTTTTATTTTACTGAACTATCAACATATGTTATGAATAGACTTGCTCCAAATATTGTAAATTTTATTATAGTACCAAAGCAATCAACACTAACATTTGGTAGTCTATATGAAATACGAGCAGAAAAAGATCAAATTTTTATCAATGGTGCCACGGTGAATGATATAGAAATAATATCAGCAATAACTGCAAGTAAGATAAAAAGTGCAGGCTCAATAACCTCAAATACAATGACAATAAGTCAACAAACAATAACTAGTGCAGGAAATAATTAATGGCTAATCAAGACGAACCAAATTTGCCTCTTTCTAATAGAGAAAATAGAAAGTCAGCTGATCTATTACCTCGTTTTTATCGAACCGATAGTAATAAAAAATTCTTATCAGCCACATTAGATCAATTAACACAGCCCGGAACTGTTAAAAAAATAACAGGGTTTATTGGTAGACAAAGTGCAAAATCTGTTAAATCGGCAGATGTTTTTCTGTCAGCATCTGATAAAACTAGACAAGATTATCAATTAGAGCCTGCGGCAGTTATACAAGATTATCTTGGAAATACTACATTTTTTAAAGATTATATTGATCATATTAATCATATTTCTGTTGCCGGTGGTATTGTAAATAATCACGAAAGACTTAATAAACAAGAGTTTTATTCTTGGAATCCGCACATCAGCTGGGATAAATTTGTTAATTTTCAACAGTACTATTGGCTACCTTACGGTCCTACTCCCGTAGAAGTAGAAGGCCAACAATTAGCTATTGAAAGTACGTATACTGTCATTGCTGAAGATGAAGGCGATACTTATGCATATATTTTTAGTCCAGACGGATTAACTCGTAATCCTGCATTGACCTTATATAGAGGGCAAACTTATCATTTTTCCATTAATACGCCTAATAATCCGTTTTCAATAAAAACAACTAGGACACCTGGTGAGCTAGATAGATATACTGAAGGAGTATCAGCAAGTGCAGTTGAAATTGGAACATTAACTTTTAAAGTAGGGAATGATACACCTGATGTATTATTTTATGTTAGTGAACAAGACCCTAATGTAGGTGGTGTATTACAAGTAAAAGATATTGACGAAAATTCTTTTCTTAATTTAGAAAAAGATATTATAGGTAAAAAAACATATACTATGAATAATGGTGTTCCGTTATCTAACGGAATGAAATTGTTTTTCAAAGGTAATATTGCTCCTAAAAAATATTCAACGGGCTATTGGTATGTTGAAGGAGTAGGCTCGGCAATTACGTTAGTTAACGAAGCCGACCTTGAAATTATAAGTTCTTTTACGCAAGAAGTTGCATTATTATTTGATGATGAGCCATTTGATAAAGCACCGTTCAGCACACTAACTTCTTTTCCAAAAGACAAAGATTATATTGTTATCAATAGAGCAAGCATTGACCGAAATCCTTGGAGCAGAAACAATAGATGGTTCCACCAAGATATTATTATTGCATCGGCAAAAGCAAACGGACAAGTTCCTGAATTAGATCAAGCCCAACGAGCCACTCGCCCTATTATTGAATTTAATGCTGGATTAAAATTGTTTAATTTTGGTCATGCATCAAAAGAAAATGTTGATGTTATAGATACATTTACAACGGATGTATTTTCAACTATTGAAGGATCATTAGGATATAATATTGACGGTGTTAATTTAGTAAATGGAATGCGAGTATTATTTACAGCCGATACTGATAGATTTGTCAACGGTAAAATTTTTAAAGTTAATTTTGTTGAAATTTCAATACCTGGCAGGCTTATAGATTTTGTAGCAACTACAGGAGTAGATACAACTACTAGTATACTAACATTTCCAACCGCCCACGGTCTTACTACTGGAAATCAAATTGAATATCGTAATAACGGTAATACAAATATAGAAGGATTAATTAACGGTAAGATATATTTTGTAGTAGTAGTTGATACTACAAAAATTAAATTATATACAGACAAGAACTTAACTTCCCAAGTTAAATTATTTAACACAGGTAGTGGCACACATAAAATTGAAGTATTTGGCGGACTTCGTCGACAGATTAATCTTGTAGAAGACACTGATTCAATACCTGTTAATAACGAAACTATTTTAGTTAAATTAGGCAATGTAAACCAAGGAAGTATGTTTTGGTATAATGGCCATACCTGGCAATTAGGGCAAGATAAAATCTCAATTAGTCAACCTCCACTGTTTGATATATTTGATAATAATGGAGTAAGTTATGGCAACGCGGAAGTTTATGAGGGTTCTAATTTTATTGGTACCAAATTATTTTCTTATAAAATAGGATCTGGTACAAATGATGCTGAGCTTAAATTTCCTTTAAGTTATCAAAATATTAATAATATCGGCGATATTGTATTTGACTTTAATTTACTAAGTGATAGTTTTAATTATAAATCATTAACTGATGTATTAAGTAAAAATACCAATATTGGATATTTAAAAATTGTTGCTTCTATTGATAATTTTTCTTACCAAAATGGGTGGGTAGAGTCAACTATTAAAAACGTTCAGCCAATTGTTCGTATATTTAAAGAAAGTGGATTAACTAACGATTTTCCTATAGATGTTTATGATTTTAAAAATAATTTAGATGACTTACAAGTTAAAGTTTACATAAACGGAAAACGTCAAAATAAAGAATCTTTTGTTATACAAGACGGCCCTATTAGGAAAAAAGTAGTATTAACTACTCCTATTAATTTAACTGATGTATTAACATTAAAATGTATAGCAACACAGCCAAAGAATGAAAATGGCTACTATGAAATTCCGTTAAATCTACAAAATAATCCGCTGAATAAAAATATTACTCAACTGACATTAGGTGAAGTTATTGACCATGTTGACACCATTGTAGAAAACATTAACGGATTTGCTGGAACATATCCAGGATACAGTAATATACGAGATTTAGGCAACATAACTCCTTATGGTACTCGATTTGTGCAACATAGCGGCCCATTAAATTTAAGTTTGTATCACTTTGGAGAAAATTCTACTAGCATAGTTAATGCATTAGACCAGGCTAGAATAGATTATGGAAAATTTAAAAGATCTTTTATTTTATTTGCTAGTGAGTCAGGAATAGATACTGATCCTCGCCGACATGTAGATTTTATATTAGAAGAATTAGCAAAAGATAAAACAAAAACACAACCATATTATCTTTCAGACATGTTTCCGCATTCTGGATCAACTAGACTTGAGTATGTTGTATTAGATAGTAGAGTTAAAACATATCCATTAACGGCACCTTTTAACCTATTACAATTATCGAACCGTGCAGTTGGAGTATACATTAATGGATACCAATTAGTACACGGTAGAGATTATCTATTTGGTGACGATGTATTTTTTGAAATTTTAGTAAGTTTAAATGAAGGAGACTTAATTGAAGCCTTTGAGTACGAGACTACTGATGGATCTTTTTGTCCATCTACTCCTACTAAGTTAGGGCTGTACCCTGCATATGAACCGTGCATCTATGTTGATAATTCTTACCTTGAACCAACAACGGTTATTCAAGGGCATGACGGTAGCATAGTAATAGCTTATAATGATTATCGAGATGCATTAATATTAGAATTAGAAATGCGTATTTTTAATAATATTAAAATTAAATACGATCCGCAAATTTTTAATTTGTATAATATTATTCCTGGATATAGTAGAACTACTCCGTACGATAAAACAGAATTTGACAAAGTATTAAGTCAGTATTTCTTTCAATGGATTACAAACATAAACAAAGATTATACTAGTCAAGATAATACTCTTTGGGACAGATTAAATCCGTTTACATGGAATTATAGAGAAAATTATACAGCTGATGGTGCCAATACTCCAGCGTTCTGGAGAGGAATATATCGATGGACGTTAGATACTGATCGCCCCGACACGCATCCTTGGGAATGTTTAGGATTTTCTATAAAGCCTAAGTGGTGGAATGAAGTATATGGGCCTTCACCATATACTAACAACAATTATATTTTATGGGACGATATTAAAAATGGAATTATTAGACAACCCGGATTCCCAATTCGAACATCCCCACAATTTGCAAAACCCATACTAGCCACTGGAGTTCCAGTAGATGAAAATGGTAATTTATTAGACCCGTATAATGCAGGACAAGTTAGTGGATATATTAACCCAACACCTGAAGGGTACTATGTATTCGGTGATTGCGGGCCAGTTGAATCAGCATGGAGACGCAGTTCTTATTATGCGTTTGCATTGATAGAAACTGCACTATTATTACAACCTAATTATGTACTAGGAACTTGCCTAGACCGTAGTAGAATTTTTAGAAATTTAAATAATCAATTAGTATATCGAGATACTGATTTACGAATTTCTTTAGCAGACATTAAAATACCTTCAACTACATTTAGTATTGATCGAGTGTTTACTTCAGGTTTAATTAATTACGTTGTTGATTATATTACTAGTGATGTGACAACTTTAGTGACAAAATATTCTAATGATTTATCAGCACTAACAAACAAACTAAGCTCAAAATTAGGCGGATTTACTAGCAAACCTAAATTTAGATTATTATTAGATAGTAAAAATGTTTCAAGTTCTGGAGGAGTTTTTATCCCAGACGAAAATTATAATATTGTTTTAAACACTAGCTCTTCAGTTAAAAAAGTTTTTTATAGCGGAGTTGTTATTACAAAATATGCCGACGGCTATGAAGTAAAAGGTTATAACAACGATAACCCTTATTTTACCTACTATCCATACACACTGCCTGGGAAATCTATAACAGTTGGAGGAATCTCAGAAAGTTTTATAGTATGGGAATCGAACAAATATTATGCTGTTGGTAAACTAATTAAAGCAAATAATCAATATTACCGAGTAAAAATTTCTCATCAAAGCGGGAATATATTTGATAATTCATACTACGTAAAACTTGCAGAATTACCAGTCACTGGCGGAAGATCTGCAGAATTTAGAAAAGCATGGAACGCCGATACTCCTATAGTTATTGGGTACGGTACAAAATTTAAGTCTATACAAGACACTGTAGATTTCCTGCAAGGATATAGCGCATACTTAGAAAATGAAGGATTTGTATTTGACGAGTTTAACCCTGCCTTAAGAAATATTAATAATTGGGAAGCAGCAATAAAAGAATTTTTATTCTGGACTACACAAAACTGGTCAGTTGGCGCAGTACTATCTCTAAGCCCAGCCGCTAGTAATTTAGTATTTAAAAGTATTAATTCAGTTGTTAATAACGTACTAGATCGTTCGTTTGATTATCAAATATTTAAAGTTGACGGACAACCATTACAATCTAACTTTGTGAATAGCTTTAGAGAAGGCAATACATTTACATTATCACCATCAAATACTGTCCATGGAATCTATGGTGCAACATTATATCTAGTACAGAAAGAACATGTATTACTTTTAGATAATACTACATTGTTTAACGATATAGTATACGACCAAGTTCCGGGATACAGACAAGAAAGAATTAAAATTATTGGTTATATTTCTACTAACTGGAACGGAAGTTTTAATATTCCAGGATTTATATACGATCAGGCAATTCTACAAATATGGGAACCTTGGACTGACTATCGTCTTGGAGATATAGTAAAACATAAAGAATTCTATTACTCTGCAAATAACTTTTTACCCGGTACTGATGCATTTGTTTCAGATGCATGGGTTAGACTTGATCAGCAACCAACTAGTAGAATGATACCAAACTGGGATTATAAAGCTAATCAATTTGCCGACTTTTATAGTTTAGATAGCGACAATTTTGATGTAGGTCAGCAAAAGATGGCCCAGCATTTAATTGGATACCAAAAAAGACAGTATTTAGAAAATATTATTCAAGATGATGTAAGTCAATACAAATTCTATCAAGGAATGATCATTGAAAAAGGTACACAGAATGTGTTTAGTAAATTATTCGATGTACTCAGTGCCGACGGTATGGAAAGTTTAACATTTAATGAAGAATGGGCAATTCGTGTCGGCAACTACGGAGCAGTTGATTCTTTTAAAGAAATTGAATTTAAGTTGGATGAAAGTTTATTTAAATTAACTCCCCAACCTGTTGAATTAGTATCATCTATTGATCCAACAGTTGTAGATTTTGTTTATAGACAACTTCCTACAGATGTTTATATAAAACCAACAGGATATACTAATAATTTATGGTCTACTAACGGAACTGTTAATTATCTTAGAACTCCTGGATACGTAAGGTACGAAGATGTTAAATTAAATATTGATTCTTTAGATGATATACTTTCTAAAGACATTACGTCTTTCCAAGAAGGCAACTACGTATGGTGCGCATTTGAAGAAAGAGACTGGAACATATATCGATTTACAAAATCTAAATTTAATGTTGAGAGTGTTAATTATTCTAATAAAACATTGACTATTACTTGCGATAGGATACCAAGTGCCCAACCAGGCGATATCTTTGGCATAACTAATTCTACATCTATTGCCGGATTTTATAAAGTCACGGCAGTTAATAACAGAACTATACTCATCGGAGCAACTATTACTAATTGGGTATCCCCATTTACTGATCAAATATTAACTTTCCAATTCTATTCAGCAAGAGCAAAAAATGTATATGACAGTATTACTGGAGAACTTATTTCTCGAGGAGTTGATAATATTAATGAACTCATCCCTAGTAGTTTACAACCGTTAGAAAATATTTGGGCAGATGATAACGGAGCAGGGCTATATTCCGTATACACAAATGTCAAAGTATTTAATAAAAAAGTATTAGCTGACTTTACTCCTGCTTCGAACGCATACTTTGGAAAGACTATAAGAATTAGTCCGGACGGATCTATTGCAGTAGTAGCTTCAATTAACTCTGCAAGAATATACTCTAAGGATGGTAAATTAAATTCATGGATAGCCCATGATGTTATCAGACCCCCAGAAATATCAGATCTCTCAAATCTAAACTTTGCAACTGATATAAAATTTTCTCCCGACGGATACTGGCTTGCAATTTCAGCAAAGACAGCATCGAATGTAAACAGTAGCGGGTATAACAAACAGGGATATGTAGCATTATACTATAGAGCAACATCGATAAATTATGAGTTTGCTCAAGTTATTGTTAGCCAAGATGAGGCCAACAATGAATTCTTTGGATCTAAATTATCATTTGCAAAAACATTAGATAATACTTTTATATTAGCAGTATCGGCAATTGGATATGGCGGTTCAGAAGGTAAAGTTTATTTTTATAAACAAGGAAGTGGAAACATTATATGGACTACATTTGCTAATCCGTTAACAAGCGGAACAAACGACCCTGATCAATACGGGTATAGTATTTCACTATCTGCTAATGGTAATATTTTTGCAGCGTCTGCACCTAACTACGATAACAATGCTGGAGCAGTTTATCTTTATAGATTAAACAGTGGCCAATACGAATTTATAGATCTAATAGATCGATCTGTAGACTCTCTTAACTTAGATGACGAATATCAATTTGGAAATTCTATTGATATTTCAGCTAATGGAAAACTATTAGCAGTTGGTGCGCCATTTGCAACTACTGATTCTTTAAATGACGGTAAAGTTTATGTTTTTTCATTAGGAACTGCTCCATTGTTTGATCTACAGCAAACATTAATAAGTGTTAAAACTGAAAATTTTGAAAAATTTGGGTTTACTGTTAACTTTATGAAAGATGATACCTCCTTAGTTGTTTTCTCAGCTAACGGTGATACTGCCCGCAAAACAATCTTTGATACTCCTAATTATACAACTTTTGATAATTCTTCTTTACAACTCATCGACATACAGATAGATTCTGGACGTGTTGATATTTTTGATCGCTACAATAATAATTTTATATACGGCGAAACTTTAGAAACAGGAACAACTACTGATTTTTCAGACGCATACGGTTCTGCAATTGCTGTATCAAATGACATTGTATTAGTAGGAGCACCTAACGATAATGATAACAGCGGCACAGTATTATCTTATACACGACCAGTTAATAGTACGTCTTGGAAAATATTACACCAAGAAAATCCTAGACCAAACGCTTACAAAATTAAAAAATCATTTATCTACAACCGAACTAAAAATGAATTAACATCTTATTTGGATGTAGTTGATCCTATACAGGGAAAAATTCCAGGACCCGCTGATCAAGAAATTAATTATAAAACATATTTTGATCCAGCTACATATTCTATTGGAGATAATGTTGTTGTCAACGGATTGCCAGTTAATGTAGATAGTGGTCTAAACTGGACTACGGCGCAAGTAGGCGCAGTGTGGTGGGACTTAACTCGCGCTAAGTTTTTAGATAACCAATGTGGTAATGTAGTATATAGATCTACTACTTGGAATAAATTATATGAAACTGCTAGTATTGATATCTATGAATGGATAGAAACAAAATATCTTCCATCAGAGTGGGATAAGTTATCGGGTACTGACAAAGGTGATGCATTAAGTATTAGCGGAAAAAGTCGATACGGAGATACTGTTTATAGTGTTAAGAAAAAATACGACACTATATCTAAATCTTTCCAAAGCACTTACTATTATTGGGTTAAAAATTCAACAGTAGTTCCTAAATCTATAGGTCGAAATTTATCAGCATATAATATTTCTCGTTTAATCGCTGATCCTATTTCTGAAGGTTATGTATGCCTAGCACTAACAGGTACTGATTCCTTTAACTTAGTTAATGTTCCGTCAATTATTAATAGCACTGACTATAATCTAACAATACAATATTGGCTAGTAGATGACCGTTATACTGGAACTAACGCTCACAGTCAATGGAAAGTTATAAGCGAACATGTTAATACAGTTATTCCGATTGAAATTGAAAAAAAATGGATTCATAGTTTAACAGGAAAAGACGACAACGATCGAGTAGTACCCGATATCAATTTACCTTTTAAACAACGATATGGTGTTAGTTTCCGCCCTCGCCAGAGTATGTTTATCAACCGTACCGAAGCATTAAAACAATTTATTGAAAGAGTTAATTTAGTGTTGTCTACAAGATTAATTGTAGATGAATATGACTTAACCGATCTTAAATCATACAACTTGCCACCAAGTGATATGTCTGGCGAATGGGACTTATCAATTGACACAGACGCTGAATTAAAATTTGTAGGAGTTGCTACTTTGCAGCAAGCAGTTTTGCATCCTATAATTAAAAATGGGCGTATAACAGGCGCCACTATTGTTAACTCGGGGGCAGGGTATGTTAATGCTCCTTATGTTGTTGTTAACAGTAAAAAACAAGGTAGAAATGCTAGTTTACGTACTATAATAAATTTAGAAGGTCAAGTTATTGATGTAAAAGTATTAAATCCTGGAGAAGGATATCTAGACAATTCTTCTCCATATAATATACTAACTGCAAATACAATATTATCAGTTAGACCTTATACTGTGCTTGTTAATAGCGATGCAAATATTTTTGATAAATGGAGCACATACCAATGGATTGCCGCTACTCTAAAATGGGAACGCACACGAGGACAGGCATTTGATGTTAATAGATACTGGAATTATACTGATTGGTATGCCACGGGATACACTCAATTTACTAAAATTGATCATATAGTTAACAATACTTATGAGTTAGCACTATTGGAATCGTCAATAGGACAACTAGTAAAAGTTAAAAATATTGGCACCGGCGGTTGGTTGTTATTAGAACAGTATAATAATTTAACTACTATTGATTATACACAAAATTTTAAAGTTGTTGGACGTAATAACGGTACTATACAATTTTCTAATTCCTTATATACTTTTAATGGATTAGGTTATGACAGTGCATTATTTGATTCTACACTATATGATAATGTTGCATCTACAGAGTTAAAGATAATTATTGAAACAATTAAGAATAAAATACTAGTTGATGACTTACGAACAGAATACTTAACATTATTTTTTGCAAGTATTCGATACGTGTTAAGCGAGCAAACATTCTCAGACTGGGTTATGAAAACTAGTTTTGTAAAAGCAACTCATAACGTAGGAGCATTGACACAAAAAGTAAATTATAATAGCGATAATTTAGAAAATTTTGAAGATTATATTAAAGAAGTTAAACCTTATAGAACACAAATTAGAGAATATATTAGTTCTTATACTAAATTAGATCCTTCATATAATTCTGTCAGCGACTTTGATCTATTGCCTATTATTGATTCTAATTTTAAAGTAGTTCCAATAACCACAAAAATTGATAGCGCAGGTATTATTCAATCTGAGAATAATGTTTTCAATTCTTATCCGTGGAAACATTGGTATGATAATATTGGATTTACGGTTCAAGAACTATTTTTAATAGACGGTGGTTCAGGATATATTTCCCAACCAACAGTTAGCATCCAAGGCGGATTTGGCAACGGCGCTATCGCTAAAGCATATATTGCAAACGGATCAGTTAATAGAATTCAACTAATATCAGGCGGAACTGGGTATTTAAAAGCTCCTCTAATCTCTATTGAAGGAGGTCTATCTGAGTACGGGATTGCAGCAAGGGCAGCAGTTAAGATAGAAAGCGAAGTTGTTCGATCTAATAAAATTACTATTAAATTTGATAGGATAACTAGGACATATTATGTGACAGAGTTAACTGAAACAGAAACATTTGTAGGAACTGGTTCAAGACTACAATGGCCTTTAAAATTTAGTCCAGTTCCTACTACTGGAACTAACTCAGTTAAGATCAACGGCGTTGATGTTTTAAGAAATGAATTTTTATTAACTACTAAAACGTCAACGTCAAAAGGCTTTACAAGTTATTCTGGATCACTGACATTACAAACTGCTCCAGCAGCTGGAGAAGAAATTGTGGTAAGTTATACTAAAAACTTTAACCATTTATCAGCTACTGATAGGATTAATTTTTATTACAATCCTGAAAGCGGAATGTACGGTAAAGATTTAGCACAATTAATGACAGGTATTGATTACGGAGGAGTTAGCATTACTGGAATTGGATTTAATATTAGCGGAGGTTGGGACAGTCTACCATGGTTTACGGACTCATGGGACGGATTTGATGCAGCGTTTGATGATTATATTGTAATTGCTGGCGCCAGTACCTATACATACACATTACCGTATGCACCAGTATTAAATGAAAAAATTAACGTGTATATTAACAGTGTACGCATCGACGACCCATATTTTAATACGTATGACGGAGTCACTGAACAACCTAACGGACGAAAAATAGCTCCTGCAAATACTGTTATGCAAACAATTGTTGGCAATGGTACTACAAAAACTTTTACAATTCCTAATTTAACACTAGTTATCAATGCTGGTGATACTATTATATTCCGCAAGAGTACTAGCGATGGTAGCTTCACACCATTGCCTGGAGAATATGACACTCAATTATCTGGCGGCAATTTAGCGTACAGTACTGCAACAGGTCTTGCACCTGATGACATTATTTTAGATGGAGACGGGCTAATAACACCAACATCTAGTGCAGCCCCTGAAGAAATTGTTCCAGGACATATTACAGATGCAGTTGCTATTAAAGTTTATCAACTACCAACAGCTGGGTCCGCTAAAATAATGTTTAAAAATTATATTGGTGACGGAATTACTAATGTATTTGAGCTAGCTCAGATTCCTAACAATCTTGCGTCTATATTTGTCAAACTTGGCAATAATATTATTTTAAAACAAGATGTTGATTATATTGTTAACTGGCAAGACAAAACTATTACGCTGGCGGTTGCCCCAACAGATAAATCTATATTAAGTATTATAACATTTGGAGTAGCAAGTCAAGATTTATTAGATTCGGATTATTTTATCAGTGATGGTATCACTACAGAATATATTACCAAAGCACCGTGGATTGATACATTAGGATCTATAGTGCTAGTGGATGGACAAGCTGTTAATTACGAATTATTTAGAACTAGCGAGTCGTATGACTCTCCTGAAAAAACAGGAATACGTATTGTACAAAATATTCCTCAGGGATCGTTAATAACATATATGATAACTGCTGATAAAAATCAGTCAGCATCAATTATTAAATCTGAAAATTTTGTATCAGACGGATTATCACAAACACTCACTCTAAGTAATATTATAGGAAACAGTCTACCTTTATCTAATAATGTTATAGTAATAAAAGATAATCGTGTACTAACTCCTTCTAGTTCAGCATATTTCACTCTAACAAATGATGAACTAACGTATAATCTAAAAAAATATAAAGAAAATGAAACGGTTATGAATCCGGCAAACTTTAAAGTTTATTTGGACGGAGTTGAATTAAATTTTGGAGCTGATTATATATATGATGTACCAAATGTTTCTATTACTATTAATAAACAAGTATATAAACAAGACTCAACTTTAACGGTAGTAAATTTTACCAACGCAGAATATACTATAACAGATGATCAAATTACATTTACATCTACATTATTTGCCGGCAATGTTATCGAAGTTATTTCAATGTTTAACCATAATGTTGAAGATATTCAAAGAACTTCGGAATATACAGTGTATCAAAATAATATTATTCCAGGTACTTCGACATATTATAGCTATCAAAATGTGACTAGTGGAAAAATTACATTAGAACGAATGGTAGCATTTGATGATTATGTTTGGGTTATTAAAAACGGATTAATGTTAACACATAGCGTTGATTATTATCTAGATTCAGATTTAACAACAATTAGATTAAAAGATAGTGTTTACTTTAGTGACAAGATCGATATTATTTGTTTTAACGATAACATAGTTAATCATAGCTACGGATATATGCAATTTAAAGATATGCTTAATCGTGTGCATTATAAGAGAATTTCAAAAGCTAAATCAACTAGACTAGCTAAAGACCTATTACAAAAAGATGCAACAATAACAGTAGTTAACGGAGAAGTATTAAGCCCGCCGAACTCAGAACTTAACCTACCAGGTATTATTGAAATAAATGGTGAGCGTATTGAATATTTTAGTAAAACTGGAAATATTTTAGGAAAATTACGCCGCGGTACATTGGGTACAGGTGCCCCAATATTACATAGAGTTAGAACGATAGTTCTTGATATTGGTCCAACTGAAACTATTCCATACATGGATAAACATGTAGTTGAAACTTTTATTAGCAATGGTAGTACCAACAGTGTTGATTTAAATTACAATCCAACTAGTAATAACAGTATTGATATCTTTGTCGGCGGATATAGATTGAAAAAGAATTCGTATTCTTTATTCGAAGAGTCAAATGGATACCCGTACAGCCCAGAAGGAGATAGCAGTTTTGACGCTGAATTTACAGTAAGCAGTAATTCTTCAACTGTGCAGTTGAATAATACCGTGCCTGAAAATTCAAGAATAGTAGTTGTTAAGAAGATAGGTCAGCAGTGGGATACTCCGCTAACTGATCCGACACATACCAGTACTGATATTATTAAGTTTATTAAGAATACTGAGGCTGTATTTTCACAGTATCTGGAGGATAAATACCAGTACATATTATCTAGTGATGACAATCAGACACTAACTACCGACGATAATGACCCATTGGAGCTTGATTAAACATGGCACGCATAACAGATTTACCAAAAATTGAATCCCCGTCGGATAATAATGTATTCCCAATCAGTGATGGCCAACTTACTAGAAAACTTACTCTTCTTGATTTAAAAAATTCAATTGTAAAACAAGCTACGCCAACTATTTTAGGATCAATAAAAGTAGGCGCAGGACTAGCTGTATCTGACACTGGTGTACTATCTGTTAAGAATTATAGCGGATACACATTACCTCCTGCTTCAAGTGAAGTATTAGGAGGCATACGAGTAGGTAGTGGACTAACAATTGATGATACTAGTGTATTAAGTGTAAGTTATACATACAATTTGCCCACGGCATCTCCTGTACAACTTGGAGGAGTGCGAATAGGATCGGGAATTGCAGTAAACAATGGAACTATATCAGTAGAAGGTGCTAATATCATAGGCGGAGCAATTGGAGGAATACCATACCAAACTGGCACAAGTACAACTTCTGTTCTCCCTGGCAATATAACAACTACTAAAAAGTTTTTAACTGGTACCGGAACCGGATCTGTTGCCAGATCCCCGTATTGGAGTACAGTGACTGCTGATGATGTAGGGTTAGCAAATGTCACTAACGAATCAAAGCAAACAATGTTTTCTGAACCAATATTTACCGGCACAGTGACAACTACATCTATAACAACTGGCAGCGCAATTACAGCAGGATCAATAACTGGAAATTGGAGTATAACTGGAACTTTCCAAGCAACTTATGCAGACTTGGCTGAAAAATATATATCAGACACTACATACGAAGAAGGAACTGTAGTTGTGTTTGGCGGAATTGAAGAAATTACAGTTTCAAATACTTACGCAGATACTCGAGTTGCTGGCGCAATATCGTCAAATCCGGCATATGTTATGAACGGAGACTCTATAGGACAGGCAGTTGCGCTTAGGGGTAAAGTCCCTGTAAAGATAATTGGAACTGTTAAGAAAGGTGACCTATTAGTGACTAGCAATATAGCAGGTTTTGCACAAGTTGCAGACCCACAGTCTCCTCCAAACGCAGTTTTTGCAAAAAGTTTAGAAGATAAAACTACACACGGTCCGGGAATTGTTATTGCAGTTATTTTATAATATATGCAGTTATTAATATTAGGTAAATATAAAAAAGAGACATAATATGCAAGGTAAAGACTTATCAGGAATACACATCGAAGGACATATTAAGATACATAATCCAGACACTGGAGAAGTATTTGTTAATAAACGTAATGCTATTCACTATGAAAACATGAGCATCTCATTAGCTGAGAGTATAGCTAATGCTGGGCAGGGTTTTATATATGAAATGTCTTTTGGCAATGGCGGTACAACTATTGATCCTACTGGAATAATAACATACTTGACACCAAACAGTACAGGTACAAATGCCGATCTCTACAATAAAACTTATTCTAAAGTGGTTGACGATAGAGCAACTGTAAATTTAGACCCTATTCGAAATAAAATTGAAACTAGACATGTGACTGGGACCAATTACACTGATGTATTTGTCACTTGTTTATTGGACTACGGCGAGCCAAATAATCAAGATGCATTTGATAATTCAGCCTTATCAAACAACACTTATGTGTTTGATGAACTGGGATTAAAATCTTACAGTAATACAGGAACAAGCAAGCTATTGACTCATGTTATTTTTCATCCTGTACAAAAATCTTTGAATAGATTAATTCAAATTGACTATACAGTACGGATTCAAAGTTTAACTGGTCTAAGTGAGGTAGTATAATGTCTTATCAAATAGACCATTCAGATCTTACAAACTACGGCAGTATAACCGTTGCAGATCAAGCAATAAATCAAGAAACTAGTTTAGGATTTGTTGGAAAGAATTATACTGGCTATGCAAAAAGCCTAGCAGAAAATTTTTTACATTTATTAGAAAATTTTGCAAAGGCAACGGCACCGCCTAATCCGATCATTGGACAACTTTGGTATGATACCAATATTAATAATATTCCATCACAACCTCAGCTAAAGGTATGGGACGGCACTAATTGGGTAGCTGCTGGCAACGTCACTAAAAAAATTGTTCGTCCAACTAGTGCAGTTATTGGTGATCTTTGGGTAGATACTTCTAATCAACAATTATATTTGTGGTCTGGATCAAATTGGATTTTAGTAGGCCCGCAATTTAGTGAAGGTGCTCAAACTGGTCCTAAAGTTGATGTTGTATATGATGCATCAAATAATCCGCACACAATTCTAAGTTTTATTATTAGCGGCCAAACTGTTGCAATTGTTAGTAAAGATGCATTTACTCCTAAAGCTGTTATTGAAGGCTTTATCGGGATTAATCAAGGCATCAACATGTCATCAAAAGACTTTGATCTTAACGGAACAATGCTTAACAAATTTTGGGGCACAGCTGATAGGGCAGACAAATTAGTAGTTTCTGGCTATGCAGAGGGATTAGATGCAAATAGTTTCTTAAGAACTGATGTAACTAATACAACTGGATTTGGTATTAACATACGAAATAATGTTGGACTGACCATAGGTGCTGATTTAAACACAGTATTATCGAATAATTCTAACGGATCTACTGTATTATACAATAAAACAGAAGGCTCTACAATTTATGTAAGAGTTAATCAATCTGGAACGTTAAAAGATGTATTAACCGTGACTGGAACCACTGTTGGTATTAATAAAACTAATCCTACAGAAGCATTAGATGTTATTGGAAAAATACAAACAAGTGATGGATTAATTGTTAATGCTATAACTGACTCTACTAATTTAACAACTGGAAGTATTACTACGGCAGGTGGCGCCAGTATAGCAAAAACATTATATGTTGGTACTGGTGCAAACATATCCGGAAATTTAACATCTAATAATATACGCCCCTCTGCAAATAATTTATACGACTTAGGAACTAATTCTTTAAGATACAAAACAATATACGCTAACACAATAGGTAATGAAGACTTATCAACAGTATTTAGAGGTTCGTTCTCTGGAGCGTTCAACGGATCAGTGACTGGTACCGCATCTCGACTAACTAGCTCTACTGATTTTTCATTAACCGGTGATATCTCAAGTAATACTGTTAGTTTTAACGGTGCTCAGTTAGGCGGTGTTGCAATTTTTAATACTGTACTAAGTACAGACGTTATTTCCACAAAAGATCAAGCATTTGATTCGTTGTCTACTGATGAGTTATTAATTAATCGAGTTGGTACCGGCCTAAAGAAAATTACCAAAAATACATTTTTATCTAAATTGCCATTTGTACCAGTTGGATGTATAATGCCGTTTGCCGGCGCAAGTACTAGTATTCCTTCGGGGTACTTAATGTGTGATGGTGCTGAAGTACAAATTAGTCAGTATGCCACATTATATTCGGTTATAGGAAACATATATAAAGGATCTAATCCATATATTGGAGTATCAACTTTTCGATTACCTGATCTTAGAGGTAGATTTCCTTTAGGTGCTGACAACATGAATAACGATATAGCTGTTCCGTTATTACCGGACGGTAATACTGCCGGACCTACTATAGGAACAATGGCTAATCGAGTGACCGATGTAACTGCTGATACTGTAGGATTAGCAAATGGCAACGAAGAAAAGTCAGTTCAGACTAAAAACTTACCACAGCATACTCACAATTTAACAGGTAGCAATGGAACACAATTCTATGCACCAACTATTGACACTACGGGCTCGGTAGATATTATTGATGATAATGCAGTAGGAAAAACTTCGCAACTAACTGAAGGATTTTCAAGATTACTACCAAATGCCGGCCCTGTTGATTCCACACAAATTGATGTTCCTTTAAATGTTATGAATCCTTACTTAACAATAAACTATATAATTTTCACTGGTAGGATTGATTAATGACTTACAAAATTAATAAAACAGACGGTTCGTTGTTAACTGAAATTGTTGACAGTACAGTTGATCAAACAGCTACTGATCTTACTCTTATAGGTAAAAACGTAGCAGGCTACGGCGAATTTTTTAATGAAAATTTAGTAAAATTATTAGAAAATTTTGCTAATACATCTTCACCTAACAACCCCATAGCAGGACAAATTTGGTTTGATACTGCTACAAACAGATTAAAAGTATACGATGGACAAGGATTTAGAATAGGCAGTGGACCTATTGTACAAGGCACACCTCCTGTCAACGTTGTTCAGGGTGATATGTGGATTGATAGTTTAGAAAATCGCTTGTATTTTTATTCGTCAGCCAACAACCGATACGAAGCTAGTAAAATATGGAATGATAGTCAGGGAAAATCTGGACTAACCGCTGAGTCTATCTATGACTCAAATAATGCACTTAGAGTAGTTGTTAAGTTGTGGGTAGGTGATATATTACTTGGAATTTTTAGTAAAAGCTCTGTAGAATTTGAACCAAAAAGTGTAATATCTGGGTTTAGCGGTACAATTAAACCTGGGTTTAACGCAGGTACCCTTTCAGGGATGAAGTTTAATGTTAGAGCAAGCGAAGCAGATCGAGTGGCTAATTTACAAGGCACATTAACTTACACTGCTGATGATTTTATGAATAAAGTAGATCCTGCTGGTAATAGCTCAGCAGGAACACTTACTATACAAAATGCATTGCCATTGATACTTGGCCCTAATCAAAATTTTGAAATTTCCGCTAATACTGCAGCTCTTACAATCATTAGCAATAATTCTGGACAAGATTATAAGATTAGAGTTAAAAATTCTGGCGGAACAAAGGATGCAATAACAGCTAAAAGCATAACTGAAAGAGTTGGTATTTTTAATGAAAATCCTAGCTATACGTTAGATGTTAACGGAAGTTTTAGAGCCAGTTCGCAGTTTAAATTGCCACAGTATACAACTACAACCCGTGATGCACGAACATTAAGCTCTGCAAATTACGGAGAGTTAATTTATAATACTAGCACTGATGCAGTACAAACTTATACGCCAAGCGGTTGGCAAGATTTGAACTAAATATATAAAGTTAAGGGGTAGCACGAATGCCATACAGCATTAATAGATATAATGGAACAGAAATAACTGTTGTCGAAGACGGTACTATAAACAGCACTCTCGATATTAAATTAATCGGTAAAAATTATGCTGGCTATGGAGAAGTACAAAATGAAAATTTCGTAAATTTATTAGAAAATTTCTCAGGCACCGGCGAACCTCCTCGTCCACTAAGCGGCCAGCTTTGGTATGATAGTGACAAAAATAAACTTAAATTTTTTGATAAAAACAATAAATGGAGAACTACCGGTGGAGCCGAAATTGGCGGCACTGCACCGTCGGGGTTAAGCACTGGAGATTTTTGGTTTGATGATGCAAACAGCCAGCTTTATGCTAAATCGGCCGCTGGCGGGTATGTGTTAATTGGTCCACAAACAGCCTCTGGTCAAGGAGTCACTCAATTTGTATCTGAAACAGTAATAGATGACACTAACCAACCACATGCTATCATGTCAGCAGTAGTTAACGATGTGACAACTTACATAATTTCAGCAGACGAATTTACGTTAGATAATGCAATTAATTCTAAAATTGGTTTTGCAAATATTAAAAAGGGATTAACATTAGTTAATACTGGAATATCTGGTATTACTACTACTAGTCATAGATTTTGGGGAACTGCTAGTAATTCGTTAAAGGCTGAAGCATTGAATGTAGACGGCACTAGTAGAACAGCAACTGCCAATGCTGCAACTGGTAATACAGTTGCCGCAAGAAACGGTAGCGGCGACATATTTGCTAATGTATTTCAGGGAGTAGCGTCTAGTGCAAAATATGCTGACTTAGCTGAACATTATCTTGCAGATGCAGAATATGCTCCTGGTACAGTTGTTATAATTGGTGGCAACAAAGAAATTACAGCAAGCAGATGGGGTAAACGTGCAATTGGAGCAGTATCTACTAATCCTGCGTATTTAATGAATAGTGAATTAAAGGGAGGAACCCCAGTTGCATTAAAAGGTCGCGTTCCAGTTAAAGTTATAGGTCGAGTTAATAAAGGCGATGAATTGATTGCAGCAGACAACGGGTGTGCTACTGTAGCAGTTCCACATGCTAGTGGCGTGTTTGCAGTAGCTTTAGAATCTAGTGACGATGCTAGCGAAAAGCTAATTGAATCAATTATATTGTAAGGAATAAAAATGACAGCAGGTGTTGGACAACTAATTCAAAATACTGATTACAATAGCATTAGATCTATTGTAGATAGCGTCATAGGTGCAAACGCCGACGGATACGGGCAATCTCTTTTATCATCGGACACAACTGCTGGATCGATTATAACAGCATTGCAATGGTTTAATCTACGTACTGATCTAGTTAAAGCAAGACAACACCAAATTGGTTCGGCAGTTGGCTCAACCTCAGCAAATGATGGTCGTAATTTAGTAGTGCCGACTAGCGGCGCAACAATAACAGAAGCTTTAAGAAATCAATTTGCACTATTTGCAAGTACAGTTAATTCTAATAAAACATCTATAGATATTGATAATGTAGGTGGTCAGTATTCGTCTGAAGGGTTAGTCACAGGATCTCAAACTTCAGCTTGGAATGGTACATTAACGCATACAGTGGCAATAACAGGTTCAACATCAGGCGGCGGCTCATTAAATAATTTAAAATATTTTTTCAATGCTGGCGGCTCAATTAGAATTGCTGCTAATATAACTAGCGGAAGTTCTAAAAATAACACATGGAGTCTAATGTTTACACAAATGGGTGAGTTTGTTATGAACTATACCCAAACTACGTATACTGGGGCAAGTGCAACAGGGTCAAATATAGGTTTTAATGACTTAACTACAAGTAATCAAATTATTGGACAAAAATCAGCACCGTCTGGTTCGTACGCTGAAAATCTTTATGTAATAAGAGCAAGAAAAAGCGTAGATAGTACACAGATTATTTTAACAATTGAATTCCAGGATAACGACCTCGGTGATCCAAACTTTGATGAAAATGTAACTCCTACATTAAACAGCATTGTTTCACAATATCGCCCAAGCGGCTCGAATGTATCTGTAGCAAGTCCAACTGCTAGCGGCACCGGCTTATCATAATCCTACTGCTACGCAGTCAGGATTTTACCTCCAACTACCATTGACAAGATAACTACTATACTGTATAGTAGTTAATCTGGAGGTCTCTGTGGACGAACGAATAGAAAAAGCATTTCAAACAGCCAATTATATGGCTACCCTAAGTAATCTTAGGAAAACAGCATTAGAAGAATATCAACAAAGTCTTATATATTATTTTCAAGGTTCGAGTTTCACAGTGACACGAGAATTGATAGTATTCGTACATACGTTAATTGAGCTCGGAGATAACGAATCTATTATTTTAGATGATAATTATATTCCGTTAAATGTTAAAAATTTAAAAGAATTTTTAGACAATTTACGAGAAGTTTATACATTAGCAACTAATACGTATTTGTCTAAATATGGATCAATTAAGTCTAAAAGAAAAGTTGAAGATTTAATTAATTTATGACACGTGGCGTATTAATTTTTGCTCAAAACAACAGTGAGATTGATTATGCTAAAATCTCACTATTTGCAGCCAAGCGGGTAAAACAATATTTAAATGTTCCAGTTAGCCTAGTGACAGACAGCAAAGACTGGTTATTAGCAAGCCAGCCAGACGCTGATGAAGTATTTGATAATATTATACCTATATGGACTGACACAGATCAAACTAAACAATTCTACGACGGAACATTATCGTCAAAAACATTGGTATGGAAAAACTTATCACGGTCTGATTGTTATAATTTAACCCCATACGACGAAACACTAGTTATTGATAGTGACTATATTATTAGTAGTAGTAATTTATCAAACATATGGAATAATCAGAATGATTTTTTAATCTATTCTAATAGCTTTGATCTAGCGCAATGGAGAGATGACAGTAGCTTTAAATATTTGAATCAATATTCAATTCCGTTTTATTGGGCAACTACATTTTATTTTAAAAAAACTTCCACTAATAAATCATTTTTTGATATTGTCAATTACATAAAAGAAAATTGGTCTTACTATAGGTCGTTATATAACATTGATTCTGCAATTTTTAGAAATGATTTTGCATTTAGTATAGCAATACATATAATGGGGAAAGAATTTTTTGCAGAGCTTCCCGGAAAGATGAATTATACTCTTGATAGAGACCTGCTAATAGAAATAAAAGAAAATTCTTTAAAATTTTTAGTAGAAAAGAAAAACTACTTTGGTGAATTTATAGCTACTAAAACAGATAGTTTAGATATGCATGTTATGAACAAATATAGTTTAACAAGATGTATAGATATGGGGACTGCTAAATGAGTAAAGGGTTTTTAGTTCTTGCTCAAAATAGTGATGTTGATTATGTCCGACAAGCATATGCATTGGCATTAAGTATTAAAGCAACTCAGCCCAATATTAATAATATCAGTATTGTCACTAATGATTCAATCCCTGAAGAATATCAGTCAGCATTTGATAAAATAATTCCAATTCCATTTAATGATGCGGCATCTAATAGTACATGGAAAGTTGAAAATAGATGGAAACTTTATTACGCTAGCCCTTACGATAAAACTATAATATTTGATACTGATATGTTAGTACTAGATAATATTGAAGGTGTATGGGATTTTGTCAACGATCGAAATTTAGTGTTTACATCGTTAGTAGTTGATTATAAAAATCGTGTGATTGATAATTCTACATATAGAAAAATGTTTGTGGCTAATGACTTACCAAATCTATATTCAGGTATGTGTTATTTTAGAAAGTCAGATACTGCTCTTGAATTTTTTAAATTGTTAGAATTTATAACATACAATTGGGAGAAAATGTATTATACTGTTGCTCCTAAAAACATGCAGAATTTTTATAGTCTTGATGTGTCAATTGCAATAGCTGCTACTTTATTAGGAATTGATGACGTTATTACAAACAAAAATAGTCCATTTACTTTTACACATTTAAAACCAGCATTACAGGGATGGGACCCGATTCCCGAATCTTGCCTAAGTCAGTTGTTAATTAACTTTACTGATACTCACGAATTATATTTGAATAATTTTAAACAACGTGGAGTGTTCCATTATGTTAACGACAAGTTTTTAACTGACGAAATTATAAAGAAATTAAATGTATAATCCAGAAGAAGATATTATTCCTCCTGAGCTACTAGCACACGCACTTGCAATAAGTAATGTGCCAGCTGTCTATAAAGTATATTTTAGTAAAGATACCGGAGATATACTATCAATAACCAACGAAGAAAATTTAGAATTTACTAATTCTATAGACGTTGATTATGCAGTAGTTAGACCATTCTTAATTGGTAAAAAGCAATTGTCTAACTATAAGATTATATTTGCTGATCAAACAACACCAACTATTGTTTCTAAATCCGAAGGCGATATTAAGTTAGTATCTATTGATCAAGTACCGTTAGTGGATAATTGGGATAGTACATTTACTATTGAAAATTATCCACTACTGGAGCAATGGGGATTTCAATTAAGACCAGATCAACGAGATACTTTACAATCTCATAATCTTAATACTACATTTGAAGTTTTTGTAGTTGATAAAAATAATAACAATATGTTAATTAGAGGTATTAAAATGTCATTAAACGACTTAATTAATACTGATCGATTATACGTTGCACACGCTTCACCTAAAGAAGCAAACACTGAAAATAGAATCTTTGTGAGAAATTTTTTCTCAACAATAGGGTATCAAATATTATATGACACAAACAGTTAAAATTTTAGACTATGATATTATCTATCTTAGTTATGACGAGCCAAATGCTGAAAAAAACTATGCCGATTTGTGCGCTAAAGTTCCTTGGGCTAAACGTGTACATGGAGTTAAAGGTAGTGATGCGGCACACAAAGCCTGTGCAAATCTAAGTGAAACTGAAAGATTTGTCACAGTTGACGGTGACAATATTGTACGTGAAGATTTCCTAAATCAAGAAGTTAACTTTGAAGAACATAAAGATTTATCAAAATGTGTTATCAGCTGGGCAGGATATAATGTAGTTAACGGACTTATGTACGGTAATGGCGGATTAAAGTTATGGCCTAAACAATATGTTCTAGATATGAAAACGCACGAAAATGCACCTGCTGACGATCCTAATGCACAGGTAGATTTTTGTTGGGATGCAGAGTACATACAGATGAATAGATGCTTTAGTGATGTGTATAATAATGCAAGTCCGTTCCAGGCATGGCGAGCAGGTTTCCGTGAAGGTGTTAAGATGTCACTTGAGCGTGGAGTTAGAACTGCTAACAAAGAATTTAAAAAAGAAATTCATTGGAAAAATTTAGATCGTTTGCGAGTATGGCTCAATGTTGGAGCTGACTCAACAAACGGTCTGTGGGCAATCCTTGGTGCTCGCCACGGGTGTTATTTGACTAACTGTACAGATTGGGATTATGTGCAAGTTAGAGATTTTGATTACCTTGCTAGTCTATGGCATAGTGAGGTAGAGCATATGAATGTTGAAGACTTGATCAATACCTACGGTGTCAGCTTAAAAAACGCACTTGATCTTGAGATAGCAGAATTAGATGCTGACGCTAGTAAATTTTTTAAAGCCGTACACTTAAATCAGTATCGTACCGGTTTTGGATTTTTGGAAAAAGAATAATGTACGATATAGTATTTTATAATTCTAAACCGCTATCTGAAGAGCGTAAAACACTCTTAGTAGAAAAATATCCTTTTGCTAAATTTGTAGAGTTTAACGGCACACTAACTACAACTGCTGACTTAGCTAAGAAAATTGTAATTACTAAATTCTTTTGGTTTATAGATTCAAATTATGAATTCTTAGATGCAATGTTAACCTTTGAACCTAAAAAATGGGACAAAGAATACGTTCATGTTTTTAAGCTATATCAAAAATACGTTGATAAGTTTCAGTGTTATCTTATATCAAAAAATCATTATATAGACACAACTCAAGAATTTTTTGATAATTTAAAATATGTCAATGAATATGTTATACAAGCAGATATACTATATGATATATTTTTTCTATCTTACAACGAACCTAACAGTTGGGATAACTGGCAAATATTAAGTAAGAGATTTCCGCAGGCAAAACGTATATACGGAGAAAAGAATATATACCTTAGTCACAAAGCATGTGCCGAACAATCTACAACTGACTATTTTTGGGTAGTTGACGGGGATAATGAAGTATTAGACACATTTGATTTTGATTATTTTGTAGAGGATTATAATTTTGATCTAGTACACATTTGGCACAGCCGTAATGAAATAAACGATCTAGAGTATGGTAATGGTGCTATTAAACTACTACCTAAAATGTTATTTGATATAACAAAAGATGGTGTTGACATAACTACTAGTCTTAGTAATAAACTCACTATAGTGCCTAAAGTTGCAAGCGTTAACAGATTTGCATCTAGTCCGTGGAATGCATGGCGCAGTGGATTTCGCGAAGCCGCCAAACTAGCCAGTAATACTATTGCACGATCAGACCAAAATGAAAATTCTACAAGACTGTCTGTCTGGACCAGTAAGGGTTTAGATAGACGATTTGGAGAGTATGTTATACCTGGTGCAAGGTCAGGTATGCAATACGGAACGGAGAATAAAAATAACCAGGACGCATTAAGTAAAATTAATGACTGGTCCTGGTTATACGAACAATTTAAACTTAATGTTAAGTTGCCGTATCGGCCTGAGTAATTAAATCAGATGCCATTGGAAATATAGTAGCAATAACTTTAGCACAGGCAATTGCAACTTCTTGATGCTCTTTCTGTGTGCCATTGGCACTACGTAATTCAATAAAATGAATCCAGCTACGTAATGTGCCATTCATATACAAACGGCTCTCTGTAAGTCCTTCGGGTAGTACAGCTCGGGCTTGTTCTTTAGCGATGCCTTTTTCAATAGCCCATGTATAAGCATTTTGGGCTGTTTCAATAACTTTATTTTGCATCTGTTCCCACTGATAAGCAAGGAACCGATCAGCATCATCATTTTGAATGTCTAATTCAATTGAGTTTTGTCTGTTCTTTGTATCTTGCTTTCGTGCATCTCTACGTACAAACGACAAGTCTTTAGTAGGGTCAGCATATCGCTGACTGAACTCTTGGAAACTAAAACTTCTGTGTCGCAAGATTTGACGGGCAATATCTCGGGTTGTAGTAATTTCGATGCAGGCTGAGACCATTTCGAGTGGGCTCCAGTGTTGGTGTTTGACCAAGTATCTGATAAGTTTTTCTGATGTGTCTGTGTTGAGTTGATTGCTGGGATTGCTGACACGAGCACAATATGCAATGAGTTCTTGCGCATCATCAACTCCTAAACTAGCAAATTCTTTAGTTGGTTGTGAATAAGATAGAAGTTTAACATTCATTTTAATTTTCGTTTTCTTAAAAAAAGATTAGTATGCTTAATCATGTCTTTTTTAACTCGTTCTGTGTCTAGTTTAAAATCAACATTTTCAATTTCGCTTTCGTACGAGGCAAGCATTTCTTTGAGATTCTTTTCAAAAGATTCCCAGTCTTCCTGCGCCTGTTTTGCACTTATTTTTATTTCCCAAACTTTTTTGTTTTTAAATGCAACAGTGATTGAATCTAAGTATTTTAGGGGAACTACGTTTAACGTAATTTCCCCAAATACTTCTGGCCAATGTTCAACCACATCTTTGGGAAAAATTCTTCCCTTAGTCACTCTTTAACTGTTTGTTTTTTCTTTGTAGGTACAAGTTCTTCAGCTTGCCGACGAAGTTCAGCAGCCTCTTTGCTCAAACGATCTGCGTCACTACGGAATTTTTTAGCAAGAGATTCGTCACTTAATGGTTCTTCATTAACTGAAGCACTAGTAGTCCGACCAAAATCTTGATCACCAATTGGCTCTGTATTGCCAGTAGTAGGACTAATATCTTTTACTCTGGCTAATTCTTGTATTTGTACATTGTCTTGCGGAGTTGGTTTAATTGCAAGATCCTGCACACTAATTCCGGCCTGTTGTGCAATAACTTGATTTAACTCTGATAACAAAATTGTAGCCTGCATGTTTGGAACCATTTCAACTTGATCTGTTCCAACTTTAGTTAATAGACCCTTAACATGTAGACTTGGCAACATTGTGCTACCATCAGAGAATGTTGCACGAGCAAGTACTTCACTAAATTCATTTGCCTGCTGAGCACCTGGGGTTTCAACTAGTCTAACAAGTTGATCATGGTAATCAGGCTCTAAACTTTCTGTTTGAATAATTAAACAGCTAAATGCGTCGCCGGGTAGTGTTCTAAACACTACCATACATCTACGCCCAGTTGATTTAATACGGCCTACATGTTTTAAATTTTGGGCCATATCAAACTCCTTGCTTAGGTTGTTTGGCAACTTGATCTAAAAATGCAGTTAGTTTAATATATGTTTGTCCAACAGCTACCATTTCATTTGGTTTGAATGCACCGCGTGAACTAGCAATATCAATAATAGATCTCATTGCATTAAGATCAGAAATTGTTAATTCAGCTGATTCTTGTTGTGGAGCAGTTTCATCTGCTGGTTGTTGTGTATTAGTTTCTTCAGTCATACGACCTCCTTATATGCATTTATATATGCATATTAATTATCATCTACGTTAGATGTGGGCAGGCAAGTTTGAAAAAACTAAGTTCTTTTTCTTGCTCAAACCCGATTTTAGTAGTGTAGACAATAGTATTATTAACTAAGTCTACCGCTTGTCCTATATAGTACCTACTGTTTAAATTATGGTAAATCCATGAGTCTACAGTTTTACAATAAGAAGGAGTATATTTTCCTAATAGTGCATAATGAAAGTGATCTGCTGGAAATGACACTTTTCTCAAGTCGTGTACATTAAGTGGATTAGGTTTGCCGTTTTTTAATGCCATTATTTGTAGCCAATAGTCATATGTCTAGTGTAGGGCGCATCTTTAAAATCAAAATGCAAAGATCCACTAAACAGTTCTTTAAGCGGCCAAAGAGATTTAAAATGTTCTAAACTTTCCGGACGTTGTACGTGATCATCAATAACTAGATCATTACCTTGAAACAAACACAGCGTTCCTGTAGGAATACGATCATACCATTCTCTACTGGTAAAATGTTCAGTGGATGTATTGACTACCAGATTAATGTTATCATCGTATATAGCTTTATTAGCATCTCTAGGGAACGATCTAAATTGCCAGTCTTTAATTTCCCAAGTGTTATTGATAAGATTTGCATCTATACACGCACTCGGATCAACATCATAAGATCTGCAATATTCAATAGTGACACGTTCTCTAGTTTGCAAAATAAAATGTAGTAGCGCATACCATCCACCTAAAATGGCAATACGTAGTGTCTCAATTTTTAGTTGAGGCACTACAGTTTCTAACTCACGTGCCGCCCAAATTTTACTTTCAATTTGACCAGCACTGAATGCGTCAGGATCAAGTTTTATCACTAGACTCATAGTATGCGTGAGCACCAAAAGGTGGAACAATAGTATTATTGCCGTGGATAATGAATACTGTATCACAGTAATTTTCATCACCCCATGATCCCCAAGGATAGCCATCTGTAAACATGATAAACTTCTTAGGATTAATATCATGTTGTTTCATGTAGTCCCAGTTAGCATCAAATTCAGTACCACCGCCACCTTTAACTTCGTATTCCATAATGTCTGCACCATAGCCGTCAAAGTCTGCTTCGTTATATACTTTGGTATCAAAGCACCAAAGTTTAATCTTATACTCTTTGTACTCATCCATAATGCCTTTAATCTCGCTGATAAAGTCTTTTGCCTGCTCATCACTAATAGAACCTGACATGTCAATAGCAATACAGATATCAATTGTCTCGTCGTAGTTAGTACCTGGCAAAATTGCACTCATGTGCCACGCTTTACGGTTAGGACGCATAAAGGTGTAGTCATTCTTAATAGTACTTTGAATTTGCTGACGCAGAATTTCACGCCAGTTCATTTTTGGCTCAGTAAGCTCTTTGATCATACGACCAATTTCCGCAGGCACATTTCCGGCACCAGCGGCCTGTGCCGCGGTCATCATTGCTTCTTTGACTTCGTCTCGGATTTGTTTAAGTTCTTCTTTTGAGTAAGCAGGACGTCCCTTGCCTTCTTTCTCCCAGTCAATATGCTCGTCTAAAAGTTGACCCAATGCATTAAGTTCATCGTCATCCATAGTATCGTAGATTTCATCATAGATCTGCTCTGAACTTTTGCCGTAGTGAACAGGATCGTGGAAGATTTTAATCTTAGGAGGAACTTCGCCGATACGATCACGGACCAACGTACCGTTAACTGAATAGTCAGCAGCAATGTTCCATATCTTACGATCACGACCTTCTACTCGTAGCATATGTTCAAAAACGTTATGTAGGATTTCGTGTGCAACAACAAACTCAACTTGTTTAGTAGTTAAATCTGCAAAGAAGTTTTTATTATAATAAAGATGACGTCCATCCGTTGCAGCAGTAGCACACCATTCTGTAGCATCTTCAATTTTAAGACGAGTAGCCATATTACCAAAAAACGGATGGCGTAGTAGCAGACCAACTCGTGCTACAATAATTTTGTCAACAATTGGATCTAGATAACTTGACATATTTGCTCCTAAGTATTTGCTGTATGTATATATTATAACAGGAGCCGAAGCTCCTGTCAACTGACGCTAGCTCAAATTAGCGTGAATGCTTTTCTGTAGCTGCCGCAATGTACTTGCCATATTTAGTATGGAAGTCATCAAAACACTTGATCTCGTCCGGATCCAACGGCAGTTGGTATTGAGTCAATGCAAGTTTGGTACCCATAACAACTAACTCAGTTTCAAAATTGTCCATCATAAACTGGAAGAAGTAGTTAACTTTATCGTTAAACTTCTTGTCGTTTTTGTCAGAGGCATCTTTGAGCTCATAGCACAATGACACAGTTAATGAGTACATGGCACTGATTTCTTTAGTATCCATTTTCTTAACCTTGCCGTTTAAGATGTCTGTAGGATCAGGCAACTTTGAGCTAATCTTGCGGTGAGCCATAAACTTAACAGCCAAACCTTCACCAACCGCACCCGAGATCAAATCGGTCAATGTGTCAGTATCTTCTTCGTCATCAAACAACAACTCAGATACAAACGCCCAACTACGTGGAGTAGCAAACGCACGGCTTGCTGACTTTGGATCAAAGTCGTACAGATCCTTTTTAGAGAAAGTTAAGAACCCTACAACATCCTTATGGATCTTGTTGTCAA